ACTTTGCCCGTGTGTTGTAAATTCTTTAAGAATCATTTCAGATCTCCGTTTTTCTATAATGTATTTATGCGAAACCCTTGTTTACAAGGCTTTGAGAATTTTAACCTTGGCCGCTTGCATACGTGATTTTGCATTTGAATATTTTGCACTGGTAACATCATACTTGGTTGAGCTTTCATTCATTCGACCAAGGCGGTGCTTGTGTCCGTGGGTTTCAAGGACCGAGCTCACATATTCACGATCCAAGTCGACGAGACGATTTAATTTATTATTATTCTTTGTATAAAGCAAGTGCTTTACAATACCCATTGCACTTTCAAACAGTCCAAGATCTTCATAAATGATATCGCCACTGCGGTTATCAATTACATTATAAAAAGTTTTCTTGAGACCTTCATTCACTGTTTTCTTTTCCGCACGAATATCATATTTTGAAACTGTAACACCAGTTTCCGTGCGTTCAGCTTGAACTGCAAACCCAAGGTCAGGTTCATTCTGGCTTTCGGTAACGATTTCTTGAGCTGCTGATCCGGATGCAGCTTGTAGTTTTTCTAATACTGAGGCCATTGCTTCAGTCTGTGCTGCTTTAGATGTTGGGTCTTCGTGTTGACCAGGCTGTTTTGGTGTTTTAGAGGGCGTTTCTCCGCTCTCAATTTGTCCTAGTTTTCCTAGGATATTCTCCATTGCATCAACTTGTGATTTGTCTGTCATTGTTCTCTTCCTCTTGATAATACATTTGGTTGAGTGCCTCTTGAAGTCCAGCTTCATCCAATCCCATGCATGTCGGGCATGGATCGCCAACAGCACCTGAACCTTCGAAGTGACGACGGCATTTAGGGCAAATTTGCCACACTGGAACGACCATTACTCTATTCCTTTATTCTGGTTTCTAAGATAATAGATCCCTTGGTCTGCGTCCTTGAATCTTTGTAGGACACCACGCCCTGTTAACATCTTGGCCATTTCAGCTTGATGTTCATTTAAGTCTTTCTTGTATATAGCATCTCCCATGCTTTCAAGAAAGTCATATTCAATCTTTGATACGAAAGTTGGAATACCACCTTTTGTCAAAACTGAACGCATTACTTAATTCCTGCTCGACGCTGAAGCCAGGATAACATTTCTAGAACATTTTCTTTTGGCTCTTGGTCTTTCATTACTTTTTCTGGACTGTCTTCTTCATCGCTACCAATGTTTTGAGTAGTCTGAACACCGCCCGAGTAATTACGGTTTGTTTGAACACCATTGCCACTGCCTGACTTCTTTTCACTACCAGCGGGCTCTCGACGGCTCGGCGATGGGCGTTCAGCTGCTGAACTGGTTGCTTTTCGTCCCTGTCCCATTGAATATTCGTCTAGTTGCGGTAGCGGACCAAGAATATCACGAATAGCTTCTCGGTCTTTTTCTGTGTATGCTCGATCAAGGTTAAGCATATCACTCAAGCTTAAATCATTGACAATTTCATCAATTTCATCATCGTCTAGTTCTTCACGAAACAAATCATTGACTATCTTTTGAATAGCATCGTGAATACTTCCGCCCAATTCATCTATGTCTTCAAATAACTTCATTTGTTCAATGCCCTAACCATTTTGCTTGCCGGATTCGTGCGCTTTGTTCTTGATGCTTTACGGGTCATGCGTGATCCCTTCTGAGCTTTTGTTCGACGCAGTGTGAAACGCTTTTTCATATCAACAGGCTTATTGCACTGGCTTGGATCGCTAACCACTCGTCCTTTACGTTTACCGAACGTGCAACGAAATTTACGAGCAACTTTCTTTCCCTTGCGAGCCCAGACCATCTTGGTTTCAACTAGACTATCTGATTCTCCTGTGATATCATTTAATTTCATGATTCATCCTTTAGGATATTTATCGATTTGAAACCAAGAAATCACCATCGTGAGATGGTGCTCCTTGAAGTAGTGCTGAGTGATCAGATAAAGGCGATTAATAGAACCACGATTGTGCTTAACAATCCACCAATAATTGTTGCTGCGGCTCCTACGAATAATTTATGTGTGCCTTGTGTATTGAGCGCATTTTCTTCTCTTAGCTGTGTCATGTTTTTTGAATGTTCTTTTCTAAAATCAGCCAGTTCAATTATCATTGCATCCATGCGCTCATCTAGTGTTTCTACTTTTTCAGAGAGCATCAAGTAACGTTGTCTAGACATATCAACGTGAACTTCGAGGTTGGTTTTTTCCAACTCACTATTAAATGGTGCATTGTTTTTTGACATGCGCTCTCCCTACGTCAATATTTATATGGGTTAGCGCAAGAATTAGATAGCCAGTTAACTCATGATGAAATAGATATTGCGCTTGTTGTGCGTATCAAACATATTCACATCAAATTCTGCGGTGTTATCCAAGTCGCTTGTTATTGCAATGCCATGTGTATCAGATTTTAAAAATGCAAGGTCATCCTGTCCATCAGTCCAAGGAACATCATGCTCTACATAAAAACGAAGCTTCCAGACACGATGTGGACCATTGCCATAAATGTCATCAAAATCATATTGTTTTAGATCAGCATCATCAATTATTTTGACAATAGGTTCAAGGGGCTGTGATCTCAGACTAATAGTCTGCAAAAGAGCATTAAGGTTTTGTTGCTGATGATATTCTTTTTTATTGTTATCACAAACACGAACAATACCTGTGTTTGTTATATCAACAAGCGTAAACGCTTCTATTTGTTGGGTCATACAAGACCTTTACCAAGATTCCATCCTGCCGCAAAACCACCAGCACCTGCTGCGGCTGCCGCCGCTGCTGTTTTGGCAATTCCAGGCTTTTCTGGATTGCTTGCATCGGGATCAACTAGATTTTTCTTCGCAGCTAATTGTTTGATGTATCTAAACATCTCACTGCGTGGAGCATGTGCTCTATAAAAAAATGTCATGCGTGTTAATACTGTTCTCTTTTGTGATGTTGTCAACTCGGTCCAATTTTGTGCTAGCCGCCTAACAGAGCGATAGTTTGAATTCTGTATGTGGAGAGCTTGCTCTTGACGTTGCAGGAATTGTCGCGCCAGAGCTTGGGACAAAGAGTTTCTTCCTATTTGTCTAAGATAACGCACTACTTGCCTGACGTCAAGCTCTACTCGGTCCAAAAGCATGGCGTCTGCTTCGCTTTCTCCTAATAGGTCTGTGCGTTTTTGGGTAATAACATGCAAATTAAGGTAAAGATCTGTTCCCATCTGTCTATAATTGTCAAAACGATTAAATGTCGCTGTTTTTTCTGCATAAGCACGAGCAACAGGTGCAAATTCATATTCGTTAAATAAGATCCAGATAGCAATCATATCCATGAAAGCCATGTCGCAAACTTCACGTGCATTGGTCTGTTTAAGAGCACTGGTGCTTCGATACTGTGAACTTTCATTAAACTGGTTTATGATTTTGAGATCCATTTTGATCTTGCTCCATTTACTTTGGTTTCCACAAATGACGTGGAACCAATTTTACCTTGTGTTTCAAACTAACGTATCCTTCGCCGCCAGGTTGGCCGTCTGTTACTGCTCTAATATCAGTTTCATTTGCATCCAATTGTGCAATAATATCATTTTTAGCATTTGCAACTGCATGGAAAAGTTCAAACAATGCTGGAAAGGCACGAGGATTCTCCTCATTGATTGATTGCAACTTGGCTTGCTTGTTTGCACTAACTTTGGATCCAGGAAGCCAATTAAAGAAATCTTTGGTCGAAACTTCTCCACCGCCTCGAACTGTTTGGTTGTTATATGTATATAGTATATTTGGAATATCACTCAAGCCGGGCTTGCGTTCAATTAACTCGTCAACTAAATTTCCGTGTTTGCTTATAAGTGACTTGAGGGTTTGTAAAACGTTCTGGTCGAGCTTGGGTGCATGGGGTGCATATGTCTGACCCATTGCAAGAACATCGTCTGAGTTTAATTGTTGAACTGTTTCTTTTCCAACAACAGCTTTGTTTGGACTATTCCAAGCATCATGCTTCACATGTAACGCCACTCCTACTTTTGTATTTGCTATGCGCTTGCCAATTTCAGAGTTGGGATTTACAATATATGTTACTTGGTTCGATGTAAACTCAATACCTTGTTTGGTTTTCTTTTTAGGTGCAAGGGTGGGAGAATAAATCAAGTCACCCATAACAAATCCAGTAAATGTAGAAGGGACGCTAGCTTCTAATAAAGGGAAAATCTGGTAAAAGTCTTGGCCCATAGCTTGACGCCAGTCTTCTCCCTGGCCTCCCTGGGTGATATATTCTCGAGCCTGTTCGGGTGATTTGAGTGGATTGTTTTTTGCCCAATTGCCTTTTGTGCCCATTGCAAACTCGCCATTTTCATCACGTCCATAAAAAATAGCAACCTTGCCGTCCCATTTGATACTGATATCATGCTGTTGATCGTTTGTTAGGTCGGATAGAATATCAAGAGCTTCTTCAGCACCTTCTTTGCCATAGAACAATACAAGATCCTCGACATGGTTAAGGTCTCGTCCCATCTTCTTGCGTTCTTCTGTTAATAGCTGACGAAGTCTCATAGATACTCCCTGATTTCGTCTGGAATACCCATGGATTGCACGGTTTGGTCTGCTGCAAAAGCACGAGAAAATTTCTTTGTAATTTCTGGACCGTGGTTCTTTTTGATAGCATCAAAAACAGTTTCAAAGCTATTGAGATTCTTTACATCTCCCAGTCTGAGTTTTTCTGCAATTTCATCACCACGTTTCCATGGACCGTCAATTACTTCATTATCATTTTTCTTGGTATAGCCCTGGCCGTTTTTCTTGGGAACCGGACGGCGGATAACTCGAACCAATCCTTTCTTGCTTGAAAACATATAACGTTCAGTCTCAAGTGGACGACCGTCTTCAGTTTTTTCCTGGCTTTCTTGTCTATCAACGAACTGGCTCAATGCACCAAGGGCAATATTTCTAAAAGCACCCTTGTATTTGCTTTCTTTGTCGCTTGGTGAATGATAAAATGTTTTGAGCCATTCAGGATCTTCGTCAATCATGAAATCAACTTGGACATAACCCGTGCGTGGACGATCTGTTTCAAGATCTTCTTGGTAGTTTTGAATTTCAACACGAGAAAGGACCACCAGTGGACCTTTTTTCACTTCATCCACGATACCAATAGAATCAAGCTTTTTCATGAGCTCAGGAATCTGATCGTCTTCAAGTGTTATGGCAACATCAATATCGCCACTAAATTCTTTTTTACCAACACTGCCGAGCGTATTGTTGGTTAAATCTATTCCCAACTCACGTTCAAGAACTGCCAGTGTCGGTTTAATTTCTGAGATGTGAATTGCGCCGACACCGTCCATGTGTCCGCCTTCTTTAAGCTTTATTGGAGCAAGCTCGATTCCTTTTATTCTACCAAGACGTGGTCCTCGACGCTTGTGTCGTTTATGACCCCCGCTTAGAATGTCCCCTACTTTCATTGATTTTTCTTATGCCTCGCTGGAATTTTTTAGGATCTTGGGTGCGTATGGCATTAAGAAGACGCTTGGTTAAGTCATGTGCAGTTTCTTCATCGTAAGTTTCAGAAATTAGTGTTAATAAATTTTCTGTTCCTGCGATAATATTACTCGCCTTGCTTTCGATAAAGTGCTCTTTATCCTTGTGGATGTCAATACGACTAATTTCCTCAAGAATACTTCTAGTGCGCTTTTTTACCATTACTGGATCCCTTATTTCTAATCTTATTTATCGCAATCATTCGGAACGGCGCAAGATGGCCTTGAGCTTGTCACCATTGGTTATAGCCTTCTCGGTATTATCTGCACGTTCTGTTTTTTCCGCTGGGTTTTTAGACAATTTGTCATAAAGAGAATTGGTTGTTGCTGTTTCTGCATCTTCTTCATCCTCTTCTAGATCGCGTATTCTCAAACTATCAATATCGAATCCCAAATCAATTTTCTGACCAACGCCACTGGAACTACGAGTTTTCATGAACTGAATTTGCACCCGGCCGCGTTCTCTCATTGCCCGGCTTGAAAAAATACCAATAACATTATCAGCTGTTTGAATTTTACTCAAACCACCTGCAATATGACTATGATCAAATTCAACTTCGTCAACCGCGCCGCGGTTAAGCTGGCTGGCTGTTGCAAACAAGTAATCGCCTTCCATTGCAAAGTTGCGCAATTCTTCTGATACGTGTTTATCTTTAAGGAACACATTATCGGCACTTACTTTTGCTTTTGCTGGCATCATGAGGTCAAGATAGTCAACCAGAATAGCATCAACTGTTATATTATTTTGTATCTGGTATTCTTTAATATATGCTCTGAGGTCGTTTACATTAATACCGTTGGGCAATTGCACGATTTGCAGGCTACCAGATTTCTTTCCTTTCATTTTGACCTTGAGTGTTACATCGTCAATGTTTTTGAGTAGTTCTTTCGTGGTATAACCCGTGAGCATACTGTCAAGACGCATACTACAAAGATCTTCACTAAGTTCTAGACTGACATAAACAACATTAAATCCCTTTTCAACCCAATTAAGGGCTAGGTTTTGCAAGAAAAGACTTTTACCTGCACCACTACCACCAGCAAAGATATTAAGTTCGCCGCGGTTAAATCCTCCATAGAGATAATAGTCTACTGTGGTCCAGCCAGTGCTGGTTCCGCCTTTGCGTTCAATAATACGCTGCAAACGTGTTGCAGGATCTTCCCAATAATTGGTTCCAAGTTCTTTTGCTAGTCCGATTTGAACTGCGTTTTTAACCAACTCTTCAACTGCACCGTATTCTTTGCGTTCCAATTTATCGGTTGACTGCAAGATCGCAGCTTCAATGGCTTTGTGTCTACAAAATTTTTCAAAGTCGTCAAGAAACCATTTCCTGTGTTCTTTGCTTGCTTGTCCAATGTCTTGCAAGTCAAGACCAGTCTTGGCTTTTATCTGCTTGAGTTCAGGGACTGCGCCATATTCATCTACATACTCGCGCAAAAACTTCACACTGTCTCTCAAATTACGGTCAAAATAATTTTCATCCAGAATACTATTACATCGAACAAAAAGTTCATGGTCACTTGTGAGAAACTCCAAATATAATCTCTGTAATTCCGTATTATATTCCTCAGCCATATTCACCTACAAACTCTATATCACCAATTATTTTGGCCATCAAATATTCTTCATCAGTCAAATTAACACAAACAGATTGATAATATATTGAATTGGCCTTAAAAGGTTCTTGATTATTTTTAATAACCATCGTGGTTAATTTTACTTGCCAGAACATTTGTCCGGGGAAAATAATAGAACCCGAAAAACCCTTTCTGGGTATAATTGCTCTGATTGGACGAACAGTAAAGGTATAATTATAATTTTTAGAATTTTTTGGAAGCCGTCTTTTTATTTTTTTTATACTGTGTTCTTTTAAATCGTTAAGCATAAATTATACCTTGTCTCAATTCATCAAAATCATAATTTCCATTTTGGTCTTCCATTGATTGCATTTTCCACATTACAAATTCTTCTTTTTTAAAATACACATAATATGATGCGGTTGCAACTAAATCTTGAACACCCAAACTGCCGCTAACATGATTCATTAACGCCTGCATTTTTATTCCCGGAGAAGATGATTTAAATATCAACTTGGTGGCCTCGCATTGGTATATTGGAGACCCATACCAAGTCCATCTTGGTTCATCTACCCAGACATCTTGTATTTCGTATACTCGAGTTATTATGTTTTTTGCCAACTATTTTCCTAGAATATGAAAAACGTTAACCTTGCAAATACTTTTTAGCTAATACTCTTATTTTTGTTGAATTGCTTGTTGCACTCGAAATGATAGACCGCAAAACAAACGTTCGTCCATACTTCTGACAGGCTAAATTTGCATCCTTGTAATATTCCATCCATTCAGGAAATGCAACATTCCAACCATATTGTATTGCAGGCTCGATAAGCGAATTACCTGATCTATCAGCATCTGGCAAAACAATCACACGTTTGTTGAGCTGTTTGATCAAGCTAGCTTTTTCATCACTTATAGTATTTGTTCCTACTGAAACACCATCAATACTTATGGCATCTAAATCTCCTTCTACCACGACCACGATATTTCGATCTGGTTTTTGTCGATCCAAATTGAACACATAATTGGGTGGCTTTGTCACGAGATATTTGGGCGTTCCTTTGGGCGGGTCTCCTATGTATCTTGAGTTATATCCTACGATTTTTCCTTTGTAACGATAAGGCAATATCATTCGCTTGCGATATTTGAATTCTTTGCTCGTATAGGCCCAATCTGTCCAGTGTGGTATCAACCCACGCTCTTGCAGCATAACAAGGCCTTCATGGAAATTCGCATGTGCTGTTTCAGGATTTATATCATGTATAAATTCTGATCCTTCGGGCAAATCTATTTCAGGCCAATCCGGGCGATACACTGGCGGACCAGCAGGCTCTGGATTAAGCATCTGCGTTGTTTCTTCTTCACGCAGCAATTCAAGAGCTGCCCTCTGCACTTCAGCTTCATCCATGCCAAGTTGTTTAAGCAGTTTCTTGACATTGGATGACATATGTTCGCCAGATTTCCAGCCCGCAACGTATTTGCAATTAAAACAATGATAACGCCACTCATCCTGGCCAAACAGAAACCCGCCACGTCCAAACTTGTCAGGACGTGGTTCACCATTAATTACGCACATAGGACAATTGCCAGAAATCCAGCCAGTGCTGTTCTGGTGCCAATTAGCCGGAACACGACTACGGACAAACTCAACAAAAAAGTGCATATTTTCAGTATATTACAGTTAAAACACCCTGTCTATCAGATGTTAAGATTCACTGTTGTCTGGTCCAAGATTTCAACAACAAGGCGGTTGAGACTGTGTGTTGTGTGTGCTAGCAATGTTCTTCCAAAATCATCACTATACTCAACAACCAAACTATACAACCCAGGTTGTAAAGTTTCAGTCTGGACTTTGGGCATTACAAGACTGGCTGCACCATCTACAATAGCATCTGGTAACATTTCACCAGTCCAAACTTCGACATTTTCAGTATTGTAGAGTCGAGCTGTAACCGTTCTTCCTGTTAGAAAAAAAGGACGCTGTGTATAATCACGAAAAGCAAAATACATGACTTTGTCCCAGCCACGTGTAATTTTAATTGGATTATCATCATTGCTACTGATACGATAAGTGCCGCCGCGGCGAGTTTCTGACGGGCTAGCAACTTGGGGTGTGTGATATACAAATACAGTCATGTTAATATTTATCGTCGATCACCAAAACGTCATGCGTATAAATAGGTGCATGGCAGGAAACAACAAACTAGAACAATTACTTGAAGAATATCCATTCCTTACCGTTGCTGCTTATGGAAAGAATGAATATTTAGGTATCATACAGAATCAAGATGCAAATCTGATCAGCATGTATGTTTATGAAGAAATCAAATCACCTGAATTGCGTCGCCTATTTCTGGAATTTGGTGCAGAATGGTGGTGGGAGACAAACCGCATGATTCCTATTAACATTATTCTTGGTAGGAAATTTCAGCCGTTTAAAGATTGTTTGCGAACATTTAATATCAAGGATTTTGAAATTAAATATGGGCCAAGTGTATGTCTCAAAGATATCATGCAAAAACGAGTCAAACGCAAAAACGTTCAATTGATTAGGCGATCAGACTAGCTTCATAGTCCATTACATCTGTAACAATTGATTTTTCAAGATAATTGAAAAGAAGCATGTATCTTTTTGAATGGCCTTTGTTTGGCATTGCTGAATGCAATGTTCTTGCGTCCCACATTAAAAAATCACCGAAATGAATCTCGGGTTGATGATAGTTTTCTAGAAACTCCTGATCATATTTTCCTGCGTAACAATCTCTTATATCCCAATGACGACGATGGCTATTGGGTAGAAATGCAGTGGTGCCACTCAGGCTTCCATGATCTTGCAATGGTATAGCCAATTGGATACCCAGCGTCCTGGAGATTTTATTGGACCAAGGTTCGTGACGATGTGGCGTGTCGACATGAGGCCTGATGGAATGTGAGGAAGTGGTGAGGACACTGATATCTGAATGATAGAAGACGGGCTCCAGTAAAATTTTAGACGCAATCCTGTCAGTAATATTTCGGATCTCGTCCACTCTAGGATTGTTATTGAGCGGGATTGTCCAATAACTACCCCACTCAATGTCAGTGGTTCGTTTTTCATGATATTGTCCATTTATATCGTGACCCCTGTCAGGATAGTCATACAAATCGATATTATATATTAACTCATATATACTGGCTTTTGGTAATAGATCTTTCCAGACACCGTATCCTTGAGATAAAAACTGTTCTAGTGGATGCATTTATTTTCCTTGGCTAATTTGCTCAATCAAAAGATTCATATGCAACTTTACGGCCATCGCGTATGAAATAGCATGGCTCTTTTTGAATGCATATTCTCCTGATTTTGGCTTGGTCCAGATATTTTTCATAACAGTGTCCCAGTCACTGCCGATCAAATGCCGCTTTGCTGGACGAATCATAGCTAGCACAGCGGCAAGTTGTGTTAGGTTTCGAGGTTGCATCTTCCGACAGATATCGTGATGTCCTCGCATATGAAAAACCATGTCACAAAAATCCTTTTCCTCAAGCAATTCCCAAGGAGGATCTTTTTCCAACAATGCATTTAAATGTTCTTCATTTCGAACATTCTTGTATATACTCACATTTAGAATATCGATTTTGAAATAGCCTAAATCCTCTGCCTCCTGGTAATCAATACTGCAACGTCCGTTAAATGGATTTTCCGGAACACGATGAAAATACACTCCTGTATTGTGCTTTCGCTTTCCGTTGCTCGCAATTGTATGAGGGAACAGCTCTAATACTTGTTCGCGATCAGGAACATCGATATCAATATCAGTTACAACAGGCTTCATGATGACCGTCTTTTGTCCATTTCAATTATGGCTACCTTGGCTTTGTCATGATGCATGTTGCCTTGTCTCCAGGCCCCTGAATTGGTTTTTGACTTCAGTGCGTTTGCTTTTTCAAAATTGTCATTAATATACCTTTGCAAATCAGCTCGGCTCATTTCAGAACATTCTCTGGTTACACGATCATAGAGCTTGCTCTTGAGACCAATTACATAACTGCGTTTTTCCGATGTGATTATCATCTCTTTTCCTTTATGAAGATTCTAATATGCTTTCTATCCACTCGACTGTGGGTTGGTTTACATCAATTTTACGCTTCCAAAATGGCAAGTCAATGGTACTTGCTATGTCATTTAACATTTCACCCGGCAAGTCTTCTAGGCGTTGTTTAGCTTGAGTATATCCCAGGAATACCCAAGGAGATATTTTACCCATCTTGATGTCATTAACCAACACATGTGGTTTGACCTGATTCCAATATTCGCTCCAATGAAAACCTGTTCGTTCACTCCATGTTTCTGCATGTAGCACAAAGCGTTCTAACGCTCTCTCAGCTGTTTCTCGCTTGCTTTGCTCGGCTAGATATTCGTTGTATACTGAATCCTTGCACCAGAGATCTACTGGCTTCTGTTTCTCGATCAACCAACGCAGATATCTCTCAGGAGCCAATACCCGAGTTTCTAGTATATATAAACCAAAACGCACAAATGCACCATAATAACGGCTACGAACAAAATCTTCATATGTCTTGTTACCGTTTGCCCCCATCGCAATACGATACCAGTCATTAAAAAGCTTGAGACCTAAACGAACATGGCGGTCTTCTTTTTGTAGCCAACGCTTCTTGTCACGACACATGTGCCTAGTAAGAGTGGATTCTCGTTTGAACTCTTTTTTACAATATTCACAACGAAAGTTCATTTGAGATAGTCTTTTACTTTGTTCTTGGGAACTCCAGCTTGTTCGAGCAGAGACTTGATTTCATCTTGATCCATGGAATCCAATGCCATGGCTACTTCGTCATCTTTAAGATGTGGATACAAACCCAGGTAAAACTCAGTAAGCTTTGCATTGCCAGTTCGTGCTTTTTTTCTTTTCATGGGTTTGATCCAGGCATGAAATTGGTTGCTGCCAATGCCAACGCATTGCATCAAGCGCCATTGCATATCTGGATAATGACGGAGATCATTAAAATGAACATTCACAAGTTCATTGGTCATTATCAAGTAATGCTGGTTGATCTCGTCTACTTTACTGCTCGTGCTTGAACAGTAACGCATGAGAACCCACATACTTAAACTTTTCTGTTCATCTTCGGACAGATTTCCATACCATGAAAAGTCTCGACGATCAAGCGCCGCCATTTCTTCTTTAATTGTCGGCATGATAATTGTCTCCTAATCCAACTTAAAGATGCAATCGAGATTGACGTAGATCTATTTCCACATATTGTAACATGGCCGTAACGAGAATGAAGACCAAATATTAGGCCAGTAGGTTTTGTTACAGGCTGAACTCCGATAATATCTCTTGCAATTTTATCAGGTGATATATTGTGTAGAGTTGAATTCATTTTCTGTCATTACCAGAGCTCACCAATATCCAATACATCAGGAATCTTGTTGGTTTCTTTAACAAAAAATGCACAGTGTTGGTCTTCACCATCACTTAGTGGCACTGCTAATAGATGTCCTTGCTTGAGTTTAGGAAAATGCCATTTTACTTCGCTATACACATTTACAATTTCAATCGGTTGAAAACTAGGCATATAGCTAGTGATAGGATTCATAGTGAATGCCGTAAATCCCCTATCATTCAATGATGTGATAGGAACCACTTCAGGCTCTCCAATCTCACTGTCACAAATAATCAGACTCCAGTCAATAGGCATTTTGAAGGTATGTTCACCTACTTGTAATACAGCCGCTGGCGCATTAAAAATTTCCAGAAAAACCAAGGGCATAAAGAAATAGTCAGGATTTTGCCTATCACTATAATCTAGGACACAGTATCGTATATCATCAATTTCTTCTGGTACAAAATCCAATTCATATGTCTGATTTTCACTTGTTAATACTTTCAATCGTTACTCCTGAAAAAATGTTCTTTGGAAATCTCTATATGTTTTTTGATATCCTCGCTGGGCATTTCACCTACGTCGATACCATGCTCCAAAAGAAATTTCCGTTCCACTTCAGCATTTATTAAAATTTGTGCTGATTGATATGATTTAAGTGTGTCTTTTTCTAAAAAATACACTATGTCGTCAATTAAATTTTTATTCATGTATCATTCCTTTTTATTTAATTTTTTGAACAAATCTTGTATCATGTTCATTTCTTCACGCCATTTAACTTTTGTAATCTTAAATGGATATTGTGCCTTTCGGTAAAACTTTTTTCTTTCAGTCAAATGTCGTTTGCTAAATTTGGCACTAGAAGTTATGTCATATATATGAACAAAGTCTTTGTCCTTTGCTCTTCTCAATCCGCGACCAATACTCTGGATAACACGCACAAAACTTTTTCCAGGTTCAACCATCACCATGTTAAAAATTCTCGGAACATTAATACCCACGGCAGCACCACCATATGTTGCAATAATGATTTTATTATCACTACTTGAAACTTCTTTATAATGATCTCGTCTCTGTTCGTTTTTCATTTCGCCACTGATGAAAACAGTTCTGTCTTCAGGCAGGCGTTCTAGCAATCCCTTGCCGGCTTTAACACGATCGACCAAGACAAGCGTATTTCCAGATTTTGACATTTCTGTGATTAGTCCTGCCATGTAATCCAGCCTGTCAGGATCTGTGGTCAGGTATGACAATTCACTCTGATAGTTATCATAAAAAACATTATCCTGCATTTGGATAATATCAACATGACAGTTTGAAAGCACCCCATCATCTTGTAGTGTTTTTGCTGCTAGGTTACCAACAACAGGTCCCAGACCAACATGAATACCTATCGCAGCATGTTCTTCTGAAGGTATTGTTCCTGTCAAGCCCCATCGAATAGGAACATTGCGAAACGGCCCTATAAGCATTTTTTTAAGGACATCTGCTTTTGCACCGTGAGCTTCGTCTACAATAACCGCCATAACACCATTGGCAAAATCTTCAAGACTCATATCACTTTTGCCTTCACGGAAGTTCTTTTGGATTATTTCGAGACTTTGCCAAGTGCAAATTGTATGTGTGCAGTTTAATTCTTTTCTGTCACCATAATACACTCCAACATCAAGTCCAAGATTGCGATAGTCGTCTTCTGTTTGTGTAACAAGTCCTTTGTTAGGAACAATAACAATGGTTCTTGCACCGCCGTCACGCCCCGTTTGTAATTTATACATGACCATTTGTTCATCAGTAAAGCTTCTTTGAACAAGGTCACTGAGTGCGGCAGTGATTAGAGTTTTACCAGCGCCAGTTGCAACTTCTTGACATGCTTTCTGATTTTCAAGGAAATTATTAATAATTTCAACTTGGTAATCTCTCAAGATAACAGGGTCACCCTCAACAGGATGACCCTCTGGCCATTTGCGTTCACTAAAATGTTCTCGGTCGATTTTATGAAAATCAATATCGTAATTTATACGATTATCAACCAGAGATACTTCGTAACCTTCTTCAATGAGAATAGGCAAAATATCTTCTAGTAGATTGGTATATGTTTTTCCACCAATGGCAAAGAAATTTGTTTTTCCATCCCACCTGCCCATTTTAAATGCAGGAACATGATAGGCATGAGGCAGCATAAAGCTGAACCGGTCGTATAATTTTCTTCGAGTTGAGGTGTTGAGTCCGTGAATTTTACAATTCACTTCATCCAATAATTCAATTTTAGCTTCCATACTGACTAATATACGGTTTTTCTCTAGTGATGTCAAATACTTACAAGTTTAGCTTGTATTGTATTTTACTTATCTAGAGAACGAACGGGCCGATCTCTTGACCGACCCGTTCAACCAACCAGGGACGCATGATAGGAAGGGAGATGATACTGGCTGGCTCTATACCTAAACATAATACAAACACACTATCATGTCAATAGAGAAACACATAAATATTTGAAAATCAGGTATTTTTATGGCTATTCTTAATTTCGGAACTTCTCCAGCAGACTTTGGCTCGGGCTTTTACCATTATAATGCACAAACCGATTCTACATATATAGGTCCGTTTGTGCAGGAAGGTGTACAATTGCCCAATGACCATTTCGTTGATTTGGGTGAATGGCAGAACGCTACAGAAATCTGGATCAGTTTTCATATGAGAAACCTGTCAACAGGTTCTGATGGAGACATATTTTATATCTATGACGAAAACAATGAAGTTGTTATGCGTTGTAGTGTTGCTGGAACAAATTGTGTCTGGGAATATTACGACGGTGCTGCATACCAACCAGTAGCCACATTTGGTGATATATCTACAACTGCTATAAGACAAGACGTGCATATTCTTATCGATGCAACTGGCGTTGCTGAAGTTTATAATAGCGGTGTTTTGGCTAGTTCATGGTCAGGAGACACCACAAACGGCGGGGCACGGTCTTTTACTAACCGCATGACAGGTTCAAGCAACAATACTGGAACCACTACATTTTCTGCATTCTTTGTGTCAGACGAAATATCCACAGAGATCGAATATGTCCAAACCAAGCCAGCTTCGGCTGGAACCTATGCAGAATGGAATACAACTGATTTTGGATTGATCGACGGAACTGGTGTATATGACCGAGAGTTTGTAGCATCAACGACTGCCAGCGACAGGGTTACATATAACCAAACAGACATTCTAGAAGAATTTGGTAACTTGACTGAAGTTATCGGTGTTGGATTAAGTGCAAGAACATGGTCAGACAATGCCGGTGTTGACGGTCTAAGACTCATGATGCGTTCTGGTGGAACAGATGATTTCGGAGAATCAGAAAGCTTGGCAGATTATCCTGAACACGTAAAAAGCGTATTTCATCTCGATCCGTCTACTAGTTTATCTTGGACATTTGCAAATGCAAAGGCAGCCGAGATAGGCTTCCAATCTGAAAATAGTGTAAATGATTTTGTCTTGCTTGAAGGTGATGAACAGTCTGGGACTGACACTGTTCACCTTGAAGGTGACGCAACAGATGGAAACGACCACCTCGTTTACTAATCTCGCTTTATTATTATCATCCAGAGTTTCGATAAATATTTGAAGGGAGATTGTCAATGAGTAGATTAAATCCAGTAACATACAGTGCTGAAACACTGAGCTTGTTTCCAACGAACGGTGTCGGTGCTATTAGTGCTGAAGACTTGCGAGAACAGCTAGACAACACGTCTGACAGCGTGGCATTTGTTGCCACAGACACAACAGCGCCAACAGTAAATGACGACGAATACAAACTAGGAAATCTTTGGGTAGATTCCAATAATAACCTAGTTTATTATTGCTTGGACAACACAGCAAGTGCCGCAGTGTGGAAACAAATTGCAGACACAGACACAGCACAGACACTAACAAACAAAACAATTGATGCCACCAGCAACAATATTACTAACTTGTCAGGAAGTGCTATTGTTTCAGGCACCATTGATATTGCTCGTTTGCCAGAAGCAACAAGCGCAGATTTTCTCAGCAACACAGCTGACAAAATACTTTCAACTGACCAAACCTGGGGTGCAGCCAGTGAAACCACGCTCACGGATGCTGCAACAGTGAGCGTTGATTTCAGCACAGGCATAAACTTCTCATTGACACTTGCTGGAAATAGAACACTGGACAACCCATCAAATGCAAAACCCGGACAAAGTGGATATATCCGTGTAATCCAAGACGGCACAGGATCTAGAACATTGTCATATGGTGCTAACTGGGTCTTTCCTTCAGGAACTTCTCCTACATTGACAACAACTCCGTCGGCAGAAGACATGCTATTTTATGTAGTTCTTTCACCTACCAAAATATTTGTCAATTCAGCATTGAACATATCATAAAAAGGAACGACAATGACAATTCTTACATTCGGAACATCAATTATTGATTTCTTTACATCAGAACCAGCCAAACCGGTGTCAACAACATCAAATGTTTCTCCATATGCACATGAAGGAATGCTTTGGGTTGATAGTGGGTCAAGAGCTTATCTTAGCTGGACTGGTCAAACCGATGTGTGGATTGCATGGTATCAGTATTGCAATCGCCCTGGTGATATGAATACAGATTATGTAACAATTTATGGTGAAAATGATGAAACATTGTTTCGAATTGATACCATTGACGAAAGCAGTGCAGTGAATGTTCAATCTTATGATGGTTCAACCTGGACTACCCTGTTTACCACTGGTGCATTAAATCGAGGTCGCTGGGATTTGCACATCGTTATGGATAATTCAGCTGGAGTTGTGGAGTTTTTCGAAGGAGGAGTCAGCCAGGGACGTTTTGACGGAGATACCATACTACGCTCAGCAACACAAATAGCCAAAGCAGGATGGGCTGGATCCGGCCAAGCATCGGGATTTTATGACGTACATACCACAGTGTCGGCAGTTTTTGTTGCAGACGCAGATACACGTTCAACATATTATGTTCAAACCAAACCAAGCAGCGTGGGATCATATTCTTCATGGAGTGGTGATCATACTGCTATCGACGAAACAGGGTTTGGAGATCTAGACTCTATTAGAACACCAGGCCCTGATCAAATTTCTACTTTTGGTCAAGGATCAATAACATCTGACTTTGACAGTGGCTATTATGTTTCAGCCGTGGGAGTTAGTGGCAGAGCAAACAAAGGTACTCCTAGCTCACCAGACATACAATTTGCCGTTCATTCAAGCGGAACTGATGAATTTAGTTCTACCAAGAACTTGGATATTGGTAAACAAACATACAACGCAATTTTTGATACAGATCCAAATACCGGTGCAACTTGGACTGTAACCAATGCAAAAAATGCCGAAATTGGCGTCAAGTCAGTTAACAGCTAACGAAAGGTAATTGATGGGACTTCTTGGATTTGCAACGTCACGTCGGGATATTTTTGATGAAAACGAGGGCGGGTCATCTACTAATTACACCGCTCCGTATTGTAATGAATCAATTGTAACATATGATGCGACCGCTACCAAGACTATCGAATGGAGACCGGTTTCAGAAGCTTGGGTCAGCTTTTATTTCAAATGCGATGAAAACTTTGAAACACAAGGCACAGCGATATACATTTATGATGAAAATGACACAGGAATTTTTCGTCTCTACAAACCACACCAAGAAACAGATCGTTTAGATAGTGAATACTTCAATGGAACTTCATGGGTTGCTTTTGACACAACCTGGGCGCAAGACGTAACCACACTTGCAAGAATTGACATTCACATTGTTATGGATGAATCTGGATCTATACAAGTATATCGTGATGAAACCCTGCAAGCTACATTCACCGGTGACACAACCAACTCAGGAAGCAGATCAGGTGTTAAAAGCTTGGGTATTGGAGATCTTAGCGAAACAAATGGCGTTGGCGGCACAGCATATTATTCAGCTATCATAGCAGCAGACGAAGACACACTTATCATGCGTTATGTCCAAACAACTCCAGGATCAAATGGAACATATACCGAGTGGCAAGGCGGATATCAATTCATTGACGGTGTTGGCTTTGATTCAAGCACGAATATTGGAACAGGAACAGAAGGAGCAAGGTTCACTGTTAGTCCAGATACTCTGACAACAGATTTTGATTCACAATTTGAAGTTGTGGCTGTTGGTATTGGTGCACGTTCTTATCAGGGTTCAACCAGCTCTACTCTTAATGGTATTGAATTGGTCGCAAATTCAAGTGGAACACTGAGTGATCTAGGATCACTTTCATTAACTCCAACAAAAAGATCACTAACTCAAATAATAACCAACGACCCTAGCACTGGATTTCAATGGTCTGTCCCTGCCGCCAAATCAACCGAAATAGGAGTACGAGCAATACAGGAAAACTTCGTATTGCTCAAAGGTGATGAACAAACCGGAACTGACCAAATTACACTTACAGGTGACATGAGTGATGGGTCAAGCAAATTGAAACTCGAGGGTGATGCATAATGCCTATTGTTGGTATCACGCCCATCAGTGCCTTAATGGGGACAACCAGTCTTACCGCCGTCCAGCAATTGAACGGTGCTATATTCTTTCAACAAGACGACGGCCCAAGTGTGCAAACACTTAGTGGTGCTGTTTTTTACACAGTAGACGTTCAAATCAGAACGGATGCTCTGGGCGGCGCTATCATATTCAAATTTGATATCAAATCATATGTATCCACAATTAACAATGCTGTTATTATTGGACGTTCAGGTGACGATTCTCATGTAACCTCAATGAATAACGCATTGATTATGCGCAGAAACGAAACTGTTGATGTATATGATGCCGAGGGTGCAGTTATTGTCAATGCATCTGAATATCCCAAAGTTACTGATGCCGAAGGCGCTATTATCGTCAAAGCTAATCCAAATCCCAAAGTTACTGATGCCGAAGGCGCTATTATCGTCAAAGCTAATCCAAATCCCAAAGTTACTGATGCCGAAGGCGCTATTATTGTGAAACCCGAAACATCAGCAAAGGTCTCTACCTTTAACAGTGCATTGTTTGTAAAAGTATCTGGAGCCGCGGCCTCATCAAGTCTTGACGGCGCTGCATTTGTCAAACAAACAGATGGTGTTCGTGGATCCAGTATTGATGGCGCTGCATTTGTCAAACAAACAGATGGTGTTCGTGGATCCAGTATTGATGGTGCTGTATTCTTGCGTTCAAAAGAAGGCCTGGGTTACTCAGGCGATGAGGACGGAAATGTTCTTGCATTGTCAGGTGATGCAACCGACGGAGATGACGTGCTGTTGGTAAGCGAGTGATGTGGTAAATACGTGAACAGGAGATACTATGGCAATTCTTACATTCGGCACAAGCATAGCAGATTTTTACACAGGCAGTCAATCTGGCATTTCTGCAACTGCCAGTGGTATTGGAACATATGTTAATGAGGGGGCTAGGATCGGCGCAGTAACAAGTGATATTATTCCGTTTACATCCAGCACGGAAATCTGGTTCTCAGCTTACATGTATCGTGAAGGACAGCGTGTTGATGGCAATTTTGTGCGTTTTCTGGATGAAAATGATCAAGAAATTTTTTATATCAATGCACCAGTCGATAATGATATATTTTATTTTCGTAGTTATGACGGAGCATCAACAACCGACCTTGTTACCGACTCTACCGGTTTTCCATGGGAACAAACGGTCAGATTTGATATTAGAATCGTGCTTGATGCAGTGAGTGGTGTTGTTGAAGCATATGCAAACGGCGTTTTGCTCGGATCCGCATTTAGCGGAAATACCAACCCAAGAGGCAGCACAGGAATAAGTGGGATTCAGATACGTGGAGATGATTATATTGGCGACCAATTGAGGATTTCCGCTGTCATGGTTGCAGACGAGCCTACTCTGAATATTGATTATGTTCAAACAAAACCAACAAGTGCGGGTAACTATACAGCCTGGACTGGTGCCTATACAGATGTAGATGAGAACGGCTATACTGATTCAGATTATGTAGTTTCATATGATACCGCTGGCGAAAGTATCACGTTTGGAAAAGCATCTATTCCTGCCGCATTTAATGACACAGACCACGACGTGGTAGCAGTTGGGGTTTCAACCCGTGCTTGGAAATCAGTCGATACAACCAACTGGAATCTCGAAACACTAGTAAGATCAGGAACCACAGACGGAGCCGGAACATCAAACGCACTTGCACTCACAAAACAACCCTATAGACATATATATGCTACAGACCCCAACACCGCCAGTGCATGGACTGTAACAAATGCTGATGCAGCAGAAATAGGACTTAGATCTTCAACGAGTTAATGGATTAAAACAATGGCAATTCTTGATTTTGGAACAACAGCATATGAACTTTATGGAGACACGGTGGTTGGTGTGAGCACTGTGACCAACAATATTGCAGAATATTGTTCTGAAGGTTTCAGGACAAGCCATGCATCACTAACTTCAAATCTAGAATGGACATCAGATGAAACAGAAGTATGGTTTACATGGTATTACTATTCTAACGAAGCCAGTGCAATAAGCGGAACTTATATGCAATTTCTTGATGAAAATGACAATCCTATTATCAGACTCTGGAAAGAAAATGGTGTAGCAAATGGATTACACTTCCAGTATTGGGATGGATCTGCTTGGAATGATATTGCGGCTGATTTTAATGAAAATGTTGACGTTGCACGACGTCTAGATTTCGGTGTTGTGATGAACGGAACAACTGGCGCCGTTTATATGTATAAGGATCGCGGTCTGTATGCGTCGCAGGAAAATTTCGACACTACGAACAGTGCTGCAAGATCATTTTGCAAAAAAATCGAAATAGGCGGAAATCAGAATAGCGGATATGTGTATTATTCCGGTCTAGTTGCAGCTAATGAAAATACTTTAAATTTTTTCTACGTCCAAACCAAGCCTGCCGCTGATGGTAATTACACTGACTGGAATGGCGATTATACGGATATTGACGAGGTTGGTATGGATGATACAGATGTATTGTATGCACAAACGAACGGTGCCCAATCAACCTTTACACAAACTTCACTTGATCCAAGTTTTACTGATACTGCATGGGATATCAAAGCTCTGGGAACAAGTGCACAGGTGTTCAATGGTTCTGTCAGGGCATTGCCAAATATCCAAATGCTCACACGGTCTGGAACCACAGACGCAACCGGCGATCTTGAAAGCATCACAGTTGCAAAGAAAGGCGTAAAGCATTTGTTTGATGTTGATCCTGCTACTGGCGTAGAATGGACTGTTACTGATGTAGCGGCTGCTGAGACTGGCGTCAAATTGTCGTCATAAAATGGAGAAGATAACCGAATGCCTATTCCTGGTATCAGCCTTGTGGGAGGACTACATGGAACTACGAGCTTAACAAATGTAAGCTTTCTTAGCACCAGCCTTTTCTTCACCCAAGAAGAAGGTCCGACGGTTTATGGCTTGAATAGTGCTATTTTCTTTGAATACGACCTTAATACAAGACTCACAGCTTTAAGTGGTGCCATTGTCGTCGAACCTGATAACAACACTCGCCTAAGTGCATTGAGTGGTGTGATTGCAGTAGATGTTAACAATTCAACCCGTATTGGAACCATGAGTGGTGGTGTATTTGTCAAGCAAGACAATTCAACCCGTATTGGAACCATGAGTGGTGGTGTATTTGTCAAGCAAGATACATCAACAAATACAGGAACACTTGGCGGAGCAATATTCGTCAAGCAAGATACTGCTACTAGATCATGAAGTCTTGTCGGAGCAATTATTGTTAAAGAACATCCAATAAGATCTGCATCAAGTCTTGACGGAGCAATGATTGTTAAAGAACAGCCAATAAGATCTGCATCAAGTCTTGACGGAGCAATGATTGTTAAACCGTCATCCCCATAAATATTAGAAAGAATGGAGAAATTTCATGGCAATTCTAGCTTTTGCAACATCACCAGCAGAACTTTACGAAGGCAATCCGTCAGATGTTGGAACTACAACTAATTATAAAGCACCGTATGTGAATGAAGGAATTTTTTTAGACAATTTTGGGACAACACTAGGAACATTAGATTTTGCCACAACAACAGATTTTTGGCTTTCGTTTTACATAGGCTTTAACGCTGACCAGTCTACAGATGGTGAAGGCCCAGTGAGAGTTTATGCAGATAATGGCGACATGGTCATGAAATTTGGATGCTCATCTTACCGTGATATGGACTATTATTATGATATTGGGGCTGGCATGGTCAAATTTGGCGAACATCGAACCAGTGGAAGTGTGCGTTTTGATATGAATTTTGTTACTGATGGAACGTCAGGATCGGTAGCAGTTTATGTAAACGGAACATTAGATGGAGAGGTAACTGGCCTTGACACTACCAATGGTGGTACAAGAACCGGTGTAAATCAAGTTGAGATTAGACCGATAATTCACAATGGTGCACCAGGAACAAACACTTATATCAGTGCTATCATGTGTGCTGACGAAGATCTAAGAAATGCTCATTATGTGCAAATACGTCCTGGGTCGGCAGGTTCAAATTCTGATTGGACTGGTAGTTATACTGATGTTGACGAATCTGGTTTCAACGACAACGATGCAATTTCAGCAAATAATTCAAATGAAATTAGCACATTTAATATTAGCACAGTAACAACTGATTTTGATACCGGTTACGATGTTATTGGTGTTGGTGTTAGTTCTCGTTCCTGGGGAGGAGCAGCTAGTTCAAGCGATGTTAGTCTAGTAGCTCGATCAGGAACAACTGACGGATCAGGATCAACAAAAACAATAGGTGTAGCTAAGAAGCCATACCAGAGCATTTTTAGCGTCAATCCTGATACGAGTACTGCATGGACAATTTCTGAAGCAAAAGCAGCGGAAATTGGTATCAAAATTGTTTAAAGATATTACTATAAATATTAGTAGATTTGGAGAAAATAATGGCAATTCTTAGTTTTGCGACTTCCATGGCCGATTGGTTTCCTGGAACTGTATCACGAGTAAATTCTGATACGAACAGTGGTCGTTTAGGTCCATATGTTAATGAAGGAATTCAGATGCAAGACTTGTTCAATGCTCCTGCCGGATCTGAATTGAATTTCTCCGCAACATCTGATTTTTGGCTGTCCTTTTATGCATACAACAATGATGACGATAGTTTTGATACGCCAATTTACCTTGATGATGCAAATGGAGATCCAGTATTAAGAGCTTACGGTTCAAACGGATTTGGCGGAAATTTCCAATGGCAATGGCATAATGGTTCAGGATGGACAAATGTTGGTCCTCTTGGATTTGGTGCATGGTCACTGGTTCGGTTTGATGTTCGTTTTCTTACTGATGCTTCTGGAATTATTGAAATCTATGAAAACGGTACTTTACATGGTGATAGTGGAACAATTGATACAACTGTTGGCGGAACCAGAACTGGTATCAATACTGTGCGTCTAGGTGGCTGGGACAACAGTGGCTTGACATTGTCTGCATTTATGGCTGCCGATGAAAGCACGATTGGAATGCACTATATCCAAACACGTCCAAGTGCAGCAGGAACATATTCACAATGGACAGGGGCGCACACAGACATTGACGAGATTGGTTTCGATGACGCAGATAATATTAGCACAGAGACAACCGGGAATAGATCAAGTTTTGATGTTGGAACTCTTACCACTGATTTTGATTCAGGATATGTGGTAGTTGGTGTAGGTGTTGCAGCAAGGGCATGGGCTGGATCAGCATCATCCAAGGATTTTAATTTCATGGTTCGTTCAGGGACTACGGATGGCGATGGATCCACCAATACTGTGAGCACAACGTTGCAGCCATACAGAGAAGTTTTTTCAACAAATCCAAATACAACGGCAGAATGGACTATTTCAGAAGCCAAATCAGCGGAAATTGGTGCAAAGCTTCTATAGCTGAGTTAGGTATAAGAGCAATTTAATGAAATTATACCTGCTAAATTTCTTCATAGCATTCTATTCGTGATATAAATATCAGAAATAGAGGATTTTAACATGGCTAATAAAAAGGTACCTGATTTAACCGCAGCCAGTGCTCTTGCTGGAACGGAATTGATCCATGTTGTTCAGGGCGGCAATAGTCGTAGAACAACAACACAGGATATTGCCGATCTGGGAGGTGGCGGTGGATCACAAGCGTCTGCTCTCACAGTGCAAACATACAGTTCAGGTGATTTAGAAGCAGGAAATGCTGCTCTTAATATTGACCTTTCAGATGCAGAAATTGTTGAAATCGTAATAAAAGGGCTGAGCTCTACAGCATCGGAAACTGTTTTGGGTCGTGTGTCAACAGACGGTGGCAGCACTCTAGAAACAGGGTCTGTGTATCATCTTCTAAATATTGGTGACACGACTTATACGTCAGATACAACACAAATTTATTTTGGTAGTGCGACAAGTACTGGTGAACATTATGGCGTTATGCGGCTCGTTGGTGCCACACAAACACAAAATACCTTGTTTGAAACAACATCAGGCACACCAGACAGTAATAAATCAAGAGTGCTGTCTGGTATTATTGACACTATTGATGCGTATAATACATTACAATTATATGTTGAAACTGGAACATTCGACGTTGTCGATGTAACTGTTTACAAATATGTCACCCGTGATATTTATTCTACTGATGGACTTCAGGTTACATCCTATACTGCCACTGACCTAGAAACAGGAGATACAGATCTTATTGTTAGTCTCGATGGTTATGATTGTATCGAGATTATAGGATCACTCACGGCTGCGGCTAATACAGCACCGTATCTACAATTTTCAACTGATAACGGATCTACTTACGAAACTGCCTCGGTTTATCGCGAATTCAAAGTTGACCAGGCACCAACATATTCTGAACGAACTGAAATTCCAATAACACCATCTAGCTCAGAAACTACTCACCATTTTGTATTAAGAATAACCGGCCATAATCAGACTGACTTCACATCTGCACAGGTATCATCTGGGGCCGGGTCCGGCGCCGCCACCAGGGATGCATATGTTAATACCGCAGATGTATACAATGCATGTAAACTCTATGTTTCCGGGACAACAATATCTTCACTAGATGTGGTAGCCTATCGATATAATTTTGCAGGGAACGTAAATTCAAATGCAATTGACGGAGACACAGTGCCTGTTGATTTTACACCTGACAATTATACACCTGATGCTTCTCCAGCAGAAGCAGGTGATGTAGATGATCTTGCGGCACATTTAAAAGGTATTGATATTCGATTTGGTCATGCAACGATAAACACACAAACCGGAACTACATACACGTTGGTTTTAGATGATGCAGGATCAGTAATAACCATGGATAATGCAAGTGCAAACACAGTTACAATACCAACAGAAGCTTCCGTGAATTTTGCTACAGGAGCAGTAATTTCTGTAATTCAAATTGGTGCTGGTGCAACAACGATTACTGCCGACACAGGTGTAACGCTCAATGATGTCAGTGCAGGTTCAGGTGATATTTCGTCTCAATATGAGGCAGTTTCGTTGATGAAACTGGGTTCTGATAATTGGATTGCAACAGGTGGGATTGGAGCAATAGCTTAATGTTAGGAACCGCGGCAGGTGCTTTCTCTTCATTTGGTTCAAACGGTAAACGTCGTGGACTGGGAAATGGCGGATATCCATCGGCTAGGTATTGGCGCCTATATTGTTTGCATGGAAGTTCGAATGTTCAGTTGAGCAATCTTGAATTTCGAGAAGAAGTTGGAGGTCCAGATGTCACAGGTAATGTGGGGGGATCTGCAATTGCTAGTGGTCAATACAATAGCAGTTATACACCAAGCAATGCATTTGACAGCGGGTCTTCGAAATGGGCTGAAAATGGAGATTTTGATGCTTGGATCGGCTGGGATTTTGGTTCTGGTGAAGAAAGGTCAATTAGAGAAATCGTTCACACCCCTGTGAGCGGTTTATCATCTCAAAGAATTAGACAAGCACTTGTTGAATTTTCAGATGACGGTGTTAACTGGACACCGTTATGTGGTGTTCCTAGTAATACTTTATCATTGGGCTCTGGTGGTTTTGCGTCTAGCACCACAGCATATGAATTATCAGACCAGAGAGAATTATTTCAAGAACAACCACAAACAGTAGCTCATCGTTACTGGCGTTTGTTTTGTTTTCAAAGTGACGGCGGAGGGAATCGTTTATTTTGCTTGGATGAAATTGAATTACGCGATGGTTCAGGCACAGATCTCTGTGTTAGTGTTGGTGGTTCCGCTTCTACATCCTCTGCTCAAGGATCATATCCTGCTTCTGGAGCGTTTGCAAACAGTTCAGGCTATTGGGCTACATCCGAATCCACTGTTGGAAATCCAGAATGGATACAATGGGATTTTGGTAGCGGAAATGAGCAATTTGTAAGTGAACTTTACCTAAAAGCACGTGATAGTGGATCAGTATCTGACCGTGCACCAGCAGGTTATATTTTACAGGCATCAAACAACAGCACTGATTGGACACCTATATTGACACGCACAGCACAAACATACGGCTTCGGAACATCAAGAACTTACACGCTATAAATATATGATATTCAAGGATTAGTCATGGCAGTAGACAGCAAAGAACAAGGATTTTTATCCATATTTTCAGGTTCAGATGGAATTACACAGCCCTACGTAACAATCGAAACTTATGGTTTATCGAATGTTGATGGAAGTGGTAATTTAAATATTGATTTATCTGGTGCAGACACAGTTGAAATCGTAGGTACATTATCACTTGATTCAGCAGATCGTGGAGAACTATATCTGTCAGAAGACAGCGGATCTACCGCCGTGACTAACATTTATAATAATATCCGAACAAGTGGGACATCAAATGCTGTGAATACAAATGCCACTTATGTTGCTGTTTGGGGTGGTGCTACTGGGGATAGCACAGGAAATCATTATGGTATTATCAACATAACCGGTGCAGCCACCACAAACAAGACAAAATACAGTGCATCATATGGAACAGTAGGACAGGATGCATTGTATTTCTGGGATGGTTTTGTAGATAACAATACTGTTTATAATACGCTACAAGTTCAGCCCGGAACTGCAAATTTTGACGCTGTTGATATCACAGTTTACAAATACAGTTCTTCAGTGGTTTATACTACAGATGGGATGCAAGTTACAACATATGGCTTGTCAGATCTTGTAAACTCCAATACGGAATTAAACATAGATCTAGGAGGTTATGATGTTGCTGAAGTTGTTGTTAGTCAAATATCAAATACACTTGCCGACAAAGCAGAATTTAGATTTTCAACCGATGGCGGATCAACTTTTAATTCAACGAACCACAAAAGATGGGCACTCAATGCAACTGGGGAAATCTATTTTAATAATGTAGCAAACGATTTTTTTGGAAACCAAGATGTTTCAAACAGCTATATCGGACATATCAAAATTACCGGACACAATTCTCCAAACCACACTTATTATCGATGCGCAGCATCTGAAGATTCAGGAGGTTCGGTTTATATACGCGAAGGGGTAGTCCCGACTACTGACGTATATGATACTCTAAATATATATGCTGACACTGGTGCTTTTGATGGCGTCGACATAACGGTGTATCGTTATAATGTAAGTGGCAACATCAACATTGATGGAGTCGATGGCGATAAAATTCCTGTATCCTGGAACCCTACAAATTATACACCAGACTCAAGCATATCTGAAGCGGATGATGCGGATGATCTTGCCGCGCACCTCAAGGGCATTGATAGTGCTCTTTCTTCATCACTTGAATTGATCGGCAGTTATGATCTTTCCGTACAAACCCTTGACACAGGAAATGAAATTGATGTGGATCTCACAGGATACATTTCAGCAAAAGTTATAGTAATTGATTCGACCTTTGGAACCTCTAGTGGTGTGAGATTGCGTCTGTCAGATGATAATGGCTCCACATTTTATTCAACATCTACATATGAAAGCCACAGATGGAACGATGGATTTTCAAGCAACACGGCGCTAGATGGTATACCTATAACCACATCAAATACAACCACAACATTTGGTATCACTGATATTTTCAATTTGAATCAGGGTGGTTTGAATGTTTTCTATCAGGGAAACTATGGAACATCAACAGGCGGATCAAGTCAATATGGCTATCTATCAGCAACAACCAGCGCAGTAAGTCATCTCAGAGCATACTCAGAAAATGGAAATGCCGCAACAGGCGGAACAATGGTGATATACGGGTTGAAGTAATATTTCCAGATTACACATATAAATATTAGAAATAGGAATTCACAACATGGCTGATAAGAAAATTACCGAACTTACTGATGCCAGTGCACTTTCAGGAACAGAAAATGTTTATATTGTGCAAACTGGAAATAGTAGAAAAACCACAACTCAAGATATTGCCGACCTGAGCTCTGTTGACGTCACAACGCTTGACGGTGATGTTCTTACAATCAGTTGGGATCCTGCAAATTACACACCAGATTCAAGTATCGCAGAAGCCAGTGATGTAGATGACCTTGCAGCACATCTTAAAGGTATTGACACTGCAATTGGCAATGCCACAGTTAGTGAAGATACGCTGGACGGTGATATTATTCCAATTACCTGGGATCCTGCAAATTACACGCCAGATTCAAGCATTGCAGAAGCCAGTGATATTGACGACCTCGCTGCTCATCTCAAAGGTATTGATACTGCGCTATTAACAGCAGGTGGTGGTAGTTCAGGGCCTGCAACACAACCCTATATGACAGTTGAAACATATACGTTGTCAGATGTTGATGTCAGTGGTAATTTAAATATTGATTTGTCTGATTCGGATTCAGTAGTAATTGCAGTATCAGATATTTCTTCAGATACGTCTGAAAGACCAAGATGGAGGCTTTCAACAGACGGAGGAAGCACTGTTGAGAGCGGTAATGTTTACCGTAACCAATTTATTACCGATTCAGCATCAAGTCAAAATGATGGAGACAGTGTATTTTTTGGTTCGGTTGATACCTTTAATAGCCTTAGTGGCATAATTACACTCACAGGACACGGGAAATCAGACGTAACAGTATATAAAACTTCTACAGGAACTGCGACTTCTACCAGCGTGTTACGTGACGGTTCAGTTGAAACTTCTGATGTATATGACACGCTACAATTTTACCTCCCCACTGGTAGTTTTGATGTAGTTGATATCACCGTTTACAAATATCGTTCCGTAAATGTATACACTACAAACGGCATCCAAGTCGATACCTATGCACCTGCTGATCTTGAAACAGGTGACACACAATTAAATATTGATATAAGCGGTTATGATGTTTGTGAAATCGTAGTCAACAGTCTTTCATCAACAGCCAGTGAAAACGTTCTTGCAAGAGTATCTGCAGACGGAGGTGCGACACTGGAAACTGGTTCTGTATACAAATTAATGAACGTCGCTGACAATACATATGCAAATACAGACACACAACTTTATTTTGGTAGTGCTGCCGCAACGAGCAGTCATTACGGACATTTGAAATTTGTTGGTGCAAAAGAAACCAATTATACAAAATTTGAATCTTCAAGTGCAACTGGTAGTGATCGTTCACGGGTTCTTAATGGTATAATTGATTCGGCCACTGTTTATGATGCAGTTCAATTTTTCGTGGAATCAGGTACATTTGATGCAGTAGACATCACAGTATATCGTTACAATGTAACCGGCTTAATCAATGTAGATTCTATAGATGGTGACCAGATTCCAATTACGTGGGATCCTGCAAACTACACGCCAGATTCAAGTATCTCAGAAGCCAGTGATGTGGATGACCTTGCAGCACATCTTAAAGGTATTGACACTGCATTTGGTAATGTAAGCAGTGGAGCAGGACTTTTCAAAGGTGAAAATGGCACCACTGGTGACGTGACAAACGGCGCAGGTGACATTTTCCGTGTTAATGAACAAACACTAAATACTGATACAACCATAGGCAGCACAGAAAACGCAAGTTGCACAGGACCATTAACAGTCGCAACTGGTGTAACACTTACAGTGCAATCTGGTGGTAATCTACGCATCATTTAAAGAGATGAAATGAGTGAAATAAGAGCAACAACAATCAGCAATACAGCGGGCACGGGGCCTGTTACGCTTACGGGGCAGAGTGCGTCTAAGGCTTGGTATACTATAGACCAAGTTAATGTGGCAATTGACGTAGATTTAAATATCTCTAGTTTTACTGACGATGCCGCAGGTAAGATTACTCCGTCTTTCACGAATAATTTTAACGCGGTCACTTATGCGGTGAATAGCACTGCCCCGTTTAGTGATGGAATATCAGCTAACCACCATCCCTTATCTGACACTAGCTCTGGTCCAATGACAAATAAGCTTACTTCAGAAATTTCTATGATTACACAAGCCACAGACAATGGAGCAGACTTTGACGCTCAAGAAATGTGGGCAACTATGTGGGGAGACCTAGCATGAGCACATTAGCAGTTGACAACTTCACGCCAAGCGCAGGTGGCACCAGCTTCGGGATCGAGGGGATTGCGAAGGCTTGGGCTAACCTTAACGGAACGGGGACAATTAGCCTGAGAGATAGCTACAACGTCAGTTCTGTGACTGATGGCGGAACAGGAAGGTATGATTTTTCGTTCACAAACAGCATGGCCAATGCAAACTATGCAATCTTACTTGGTGGAGGCGTGGTGGGAGCAGACCCGTTAATATCAAACGGTGTTGGCACGGCTCCCACCTCAAGCGGCTTCAGGTTGGCAGCAAATGATGATAACGGCGGGGCTGCAATTGATCTTGATTATGCGCACTTCGCAAATAAGGGCACACTCGCATGAGCACATTAAATGTGGAAAATTATAGTGATGGCACCGATAGCGTCCCTGCGTCTGCTGTCATTCATGGAACAATGAAATCTTCTCTTCATGCTAATCTCGCCACACAAACAATTATTCATTCATATAATAATACTAGTATAACTGACAACGGCACAGGTCTTTTTACTGAAAGCCACACTAACAATTTCTTAGAAACTGAGCCTGAAACTTGCGGGCTTGTATCCGGTAATGGTGGAAATATGTTCAACGATGATTCTCAAACTCCGTATACTACTGGTGATATTGATTGGCGCATTTCAAACATGTCTGGGACTAACAACGACGATGATAGAGCAAATAGCTTTCGAGCAGGAGTCCTCGCATGACAAATTATAGAAAAGATAACAACATACTTCCTTGGCAGAAATACAGCTTTGATCAAAGACTACGTATGTCTGCGGGTTTTGACAAGGATGATGTAGACGGTGATTGGTCTAGAATAACAGTTTATGACATAGACTTCACATTCTTTCGTCTTTACGAGCGTGAAGCTGTTTTTAAAAATTTTCGCAAAAATCTTCCTCAGTCTCAATATGCGATCATCTGGGAAGATCCGGACGATCTGGATGCGCCTGCCAAGGTTACTGTCCCGTCACCCACTTGGCTCGGTATGGCTACACATGGTGGTATCCTGCCACCCGTAGAAGTCTACTGGGCACTCAAAGAAGACGAAGCACATTCTAATTTTAAACACCATACACGAGGCCATTTACTTCACAACACACCTCCTATGCGGGCCATGACTGAAGAAGAGGCAATAGAATATCTAATCATGAAAGATATTCCTGATCGAGTGTGGAAAGACTATAAAGGCAATAGAGAAATTTTAAAAATTGTTCCTAGGCATGCAATCCCTACTGACAGGACCTACCGCAATGCTTGGAAAATCAAACAAGATCAGCAGGTTGATCAAGGAGAATTACAATGAGTGAAACTTATATTAATATCCATGGAGAGACACGTCAAGTTTCATCAATGAAACTTCCAACATCGGGTCGAGCGTTTCGTAATGCTTGGAAATTTAATGATGATTTGATTGAAGTCGATATGGATAAAGCAAAAGAAATCAAGAGAAATGAAATACGTCAGGCACGTGAGCCTGAATTAAAGCAGCTAGATGTTGATTACTTCAAAGCAATGGAGCAAGGACAGGATACCAAGCCAATTGTTGAAAAGAAACAAAAATTGCGTGATGCTACTAAACATGCTGCAATCGACAATGCAAAAACACCAGAAGAGCTTGTCAAGATCACTCTCGACGACCTCCTCAAATAAGGAATTACAATGCCAGTATCGTCAACAGAAAATACATTTCTCAACAGTGCTGAAATCGACGAAAGTGTTATTGAAACAGCTAGTTTGAATGCTCAAACCGGAACCACTTATACACTGGCACTTTCTGATCGCGGTCAGGTTGTAACGATGAACAATGCAAGTGCAAATACTGTTACAATACCAGCAAATAGCGCAGTGGCATTTGATGTTGGAAGTGTAGTTGTGATATATCAAATCGGTGCCGGCACAACTTCTGTTACAGGAGATACTGGTGTTACTGTAAACGGTGTCAGTGCCGGAGGTGGAGATATTTCTGGACAATATAAAGCAGCAAGCTTGATCAAAACCGGAACTGACTCATGGATTATTTCTGGTGAAATCGGAGCAATCGCTTAATGCTTGGAACCGCAATTGGAATTCTCAATTCTGTATCGCTACGCAATACAAATGGAGGTGTAGTTGTTGATTACACCGCAAATAGTATTGAACCAGACACTGTCTGTGATTTTGAAAACGATTATTTTCGTGAAAACGGCGTAGATACTGATTTTTCCAGCATGTGTGTTTTTACAAGAAACAGCACAGCCACATATTTCGATGCAAACGGTATTATGCAAACGGCAATTGCCAATGAAGCAAGATACCCACATTACATTTACAACGGATCTGAATGGGTCAACGAAGGCTTGCTATTTGAATTAAATTCAAATAACCAGGTTCCATATTCAAATGATCCCGTGGCTGGTGTTGCTGATGGATTGTGGGCTATCTATCGTGGTGATAGCGTCACGCTAACTGCAAACGACGCAACTGGTCCTGACAGTAACGCCAGTATGACACGCATGACGATTACTGATACAACCAACGAAGAAAAGGGAGTTGTAATACGAGACAACAACTGGCCTATTGGTTGGTATTCATTATCATGTTTCGTAAAAGATATTGATCAAAGATATGTTGCTTGGTGGCTTTACGCAGGTGGGAACAACTATGCGTTAGTTACATACGATCTCCAAGAAGGCGTTGTAACACAAGAAAATGCCACAGGGATATCCTTGGGTGGTTCGGGAATAGAAGATTTTGGTAATGGTCTGTATCGAATTTGGGCTGTGATGAATCAAGATTCTACCACTGTCAGTGAAAAATTTGGTCTTATGTTTGTGGATTCAGGAACACCCACAACGAATACAAATGGCGAAGTTGCATATACAGGAACAGCTGGTACCGGAATACATTGTGGATTCTTTCAAATTGAACCTCATAGTCGCCCGCCCTCAAGTTATATTGATAATCCATCAACCACATATAACACATTGGAGGCAGAAACATTTTATATCAATGCTTCTGATATGACATATTCAGCAAGTGCATACAGCTTTGCGTTTAATGGTAAACTCAATGTTTCAGGCATAGGTGGAGACACAACAAACTACCTGACTGGCTGGAATAACGGGGTAGATAATAATAACAGATACCTCATACGTTGGTCTGAAAACACAGGCACACATTTTGGTGGTGATCTTCCCTGGGAGACACAATTGGTTGCAGGCGGAACTGTTTATACACATACACCCGCAGCTAGACCACAGTCTGGTTATTTTACTGACTTTAATGTTGCATGGAGAAATACAACTAGCGAACTCAATACTTCAATCAACGGATCTACAGAAACAGCTATATCATCTGGACTTCCGTCAATTTCAAACAGCGAATTTCCTCTAGGTTCTACAAGTGGCCAAGCAAATGGTGATTTTAACGGAACCATGCGTGTAATTAGACAATGGGCTGGTGATATTTCAGACGGCGGCATTGTTGAAGCAAGTTCTATAGGTATAAATGATTACACCATTTACATGAACATGCAAAATATAGATAATGTATTGGTTATCAATGAATCTGATAACGAATATCAACCAGAACGTGTCGGTTATGTGTCAAAAATTGAATTTCCCGAAACATTTACAAATGGTATTTGGTTTGATGGGGTAGATGATTATGTAAGGGTGCCAGTTAATCTTGGAACAACACTGATACCTGTAGACACTGCGTGGAGTGTTACTTTTGAATATTATCCTCGTCATACAGTAGATGCTAGTAATCGAACTATACTTGGCGCTCAATATAATCAAACCGGTGCTCTATGGGATGCTATTCGCTTTGACTTCGATCCGTCTTCAGGAGCGCCAAGATTCTTAATTGCTCGTGAAGGACAGGCACAGGAATTGATTGTTCCAATTGATGGATCAGGGAATACCGTACACTGGGGAGGAGATCCTGGACGTTATACTATTACTTGCGACGCATTGAACAATATTAATTTCTATTATGGCAATGAATTATTAGGCACTGGGTCATTTGATAGTGCTAATCACCCAACTACACGACTATTAGATCAATTTGAAATTGGTGCCACTGCATATGGAGGTGGCGGAGGCAGTACGGATGGTGTTAGCTACGGAAGCCAAATTATCACTCACCTTGCAATCTACAACGGAACAGAATTCACTGCCCAGGAAGTAGCAGACCTTTCATCAGGATCTGGTGTTCCATATACACCAGCCCTTGAAATGAATTTTGACGATAACACTGGTTCAACTGTTACTGATGTTTCTGGCAATAATAGAAATGGCACAATTTCTGGAGCATTATGGATGGCTTCAGATATCATTCCAGACAGCCCAATTCCAACGAGTATAGATAGCCAAGGAGCATTGCATTTCAACGGAGCATCAGACACAGCAGAAAGTCATATTCAAATTAGTAATACCACCGGATTACTTGAAAGTGGTGATGTCTCTGTATCATTATGGTTTTGGTTAGACCCTGCTGGGTTAAATAGAAGACAGTTTCTTTGGTCAACACAAAGCGGCGTTGGAACAGGCAGAGGATTACGTATTGAGAGTGATAACACTTTACAGGGTGTTGCTAATGGATCAAGTCAATTGCTACTTGATACAACTGACTACCCAATAGGAGGAAGCAAATGGTATCATTGTGTATTTGTCAGAGAACGCGGAGGAACTGGTCGACTTTATCTTGACGGTCAGGAAATTGATTCAAACACTCTTATGGATGATCGTCCATCAGGAGCAGATTTAACCATTGGTGACAATACCCCCGAGTCCACTTTTGATCGAAAATTCCAAGGATGGATTGACGACTTTCGTGTCTATGAATACGCACTATCACCTGCAGATGTAAAAGATCTTTATAATCTAGGGACTTCAATTACAATTTACAATCTTTTAAGCACAAATGATGTTATGAGATGGTATGACCCGAGTGATACAAGCACGATGTTCACAGGATCGCAGGGTGCAAGAACACAAGTTTCTGCAAATGATGATCCTGTTCATATTATTCTTGATAAGGGACAACAACATGATTGGAGTGGTGAGTTAATAACAAATGGAACATTTGACACAGATACATCAGGTTGGATTCCTGGTGATGCCGCATCAAACTTATCACAAGAAAATGGTCGTTTACGAATTACTAATGGAGACGCAACAGCCGGTTATGCCATATTAGACAACTTTACACCAACTATAGGTGTTCCATATCTTATTAAATTCGATATCGTGGCAGCTAGCACAGGAACAAATTTTAGATTTTTATTTGGAGGCACTGATACTAGCGGAACACTAAGCATCGGGACATATATATACATTATAACTCCTACAACAACAGGAAATTTTATTTTATCTAATGGCAATATGTCTACTAATGGTGCTTGGGTAGAATGGGATAATGTTTCTCTTGAAGAGATTCCTGGGATCCACATGCAAAGTGGGCCGGCTGGAACTGATAAACCTCTTTTAAAAATAAGTGATGGAAAATACTGGCTTGAAACAGGGGGAGGGGCTGATATGAGTAATATCACAGGAGATAACAGTTCATTTAATTTCCTCCATGACGGAACAGGTAGTGAATTTGCAGCAGCAATACGTCCTAGCGGGTCAACAAATCCTAATAATCTTAGTACTATATTTTCTACTGGTGATTGGGCAACAGCAGAGATTGGATCAAGTTTTGGTATTGAAGATAGATCAGGAACTTCAAATAATGCCTGGAGGTGGTTTGTTAGTTCAGGATCAAGTGGAAATCCTACATTTAATGTGTATACGTCTGACACAATTTCAGACACAACATCAAATTATGTTATACAAGGATACTACCAAGAAGGTTTCAATCCTGAATATCATTTAAATTCAAATCAATTTAACATATATTCAGGTGATTCAACATTTACACCATCTGCAAGTAATGCAACAGGAGCAATGACATTTTTTGATAGACCATCAAAAAGTTTTGGAATGTCACCAGGCGGACGAATTTATAACTTAATCTTTATTGATCGTGTATTAAGAACTTCTGAAAGAGAGTGGGTTTATAACTATATTTCAAGAAAACTTCCTGACTAGGATTTAGAATAAATACTACATAACAAGGATATCCAATGACCAATAAAGGAATCACTGATCTTACAAATGCTGGCACATTAGATGGTACAGAGAGTGTGCATATTGTTCAGGGCGGGAACAGTCGCCAGACAACTCTGCAAGAAATTGCAGATATTCATGTCTATTCAGTGAATACACAGACTGGGGCCACTTATACGCTGGCGCTTTCTGATCTAAACAATATTGTTGTTATGAATAATGCCAGTGCAAACACAATCACTATTCCAGCGAATGCAAGTGTTGCTTTTCCAATTGGCACAGTGGTTACCATAATCCAAGACGGTGCAGGACTAACAACTGTTTCAGCTGATACAGGTGTAACACTTAACAATGTGTCAGCTGGATCCGCGGCATTATTTGGTCAAAATTCTTTAGTTAGTATTATCAAGATTTCCGCTGATAAATGGAACATGGTTGGTAAACATACTGATGTCGGTTAAGCAATAAATACATGACAAAATTCAAGGAACCGTTATGTCACTAATCGCTTATGCAACTACATTTTATGACATCTATGATGGCACAGCAAATGCGGGGACCACCACATCATCCACAGATATTGCGCCATACTGTCAGGAAGGCATTGCAACCAATAAAGACAGCCCCACAGGCATTTTAAGCTGGACACCGGTAACTGAAGCGTGGATCGCTTTTGATTTTAGAATGCCTGAAGTTTACTGGACTGATGGATCAATCATAAGTGTTTATGACAATAGTGGTGGTGCTCTTTTCCGTATCTACAAATATGACCCAGATTCAAACATTCGTTGTGATTATTACGACGGTGCTGCATGGAACACATTTTCTAGCACTTGGAGACCAATGAATACTCGTTTACGAATTGATATTCGTATTCTTATAAACGGAACAACTGGTGCCATCGAAGTATATGACAATGGATCATTACATGCATCTTACAGTGGGGATACTATTGGAACCAGTGGCAGAACAGGAGTAGGATCTCTTGGTATTGGTGCTCTTAACCCACGATTGGATCCAAATGGTGGGCGTGGGCGTTATTCAGGAATCATGGTGACCGATGGACGCCCTACGCAGAACATGCGTTACATTCAGACCAAACCAGCTGCCAATGGAACATATAACGACTGGACTGGCGATTATACAAGTATTGATGAGCTCGGTTTTGATGATTCTGATACGATCTCTACACAAACGAATGGGCATCGCTCTACATTCACCGCAGGAACACTAACAACAGATTTTGATAGTGGTTATGTGGTTGTTGGAACGGGCGTAACGGCCCGTGCCTTTAATGGTTCAGTTGACTCTCCTCTCGGAAATATACGACTAATTACACGTTCAAATGCCACCGACGGTGAAGGAGCTCAACAAGCGATATCTACAACCAAACAAGGTTTCCAGGAAATTTTTACAACTGATCCTGGTACAGGACTTGGATGGACAGTCGCTGATGCGAAAGCCGCTGAATTTGGCATCAAGGGTGAAACTTAATTTTGCTTGATCCGATAAATATTACACGGAGAGGATCAACGCATGGCCAAATTAAATCCAGATAGTTTTAGAAATCAGACTGATGCATTATTTCCCACAAACGGTGTGGGAGAAATTGATGCGGGTGATTTAAGAACACAACTAGATAACGTTGCAGACAGCGTTTCATTTATCGCTACTGTTGCAAGGGCGCCTTTAGCAACTGATGACTCATATAACATTGGTGATTTTTGGTTAGATACGAACGGGAATGAACTTTACTATTGCACAGGCAACGCTTCGGGTGCTGCTACGTGGATCGAAGTAGGTGGCGAAACCGAAACTCCTTCTGGTGCTTCAGGCAATTTCGTTGAATGGGGCGCTTCAACAATTATTGACAGTGGTAAAAGTGTGCCAACTGGCGATGTAGTTGGAACGTCAGATTCACAAACGCTTACCAACAAGACAATTGATGCTGACAACAATTCAATTAGCAACCTTGCACACGGATCAGAAGTTGATAACCCCACATCTGGTGTTCATGGTGTTACAGGCAATATTGTTGGCACGACTGATACACAAACACTTACCAATAAGACAATCGACGCAAATAACAATACGATACTCAATCTCACATCAGGTGTAAATGTTCAAGAAGAAGGCTCAGGCGTTGTTACCGAAGCTTCCACACTTAATTTTGTGGGTGCAGAAATCACAGTAACAGATGTAGGCGGCGTTGCTACAATTACACATGTTCCTGGCAGTGTAACGGTTTCAGGTGACGACATCACCTCCGGAACGGTTGGTATTGCATACTTGCCAGAAGCGACAGAAGCCGAATATCTTGACAACACCCCGGATAGATTGATTAGCACTGATCAACTATGGACTTCAGTTGAAGAAAAAACACTCAGCGATGTCAGCGGGTTAATTCCGTTTGATTTGAGTTCAGGAATAAACTTTACAATTACACTAGATGGCGATCGTATACTTGAAACTCCATCAAACGCAAAACCAGGTCAATCAGGACATATACGTGTTGTTCAGGACGGAACAGGCAGCAGAACTATTACATACGGATATGGATATGAGTTTGCAGCAGGAAACCCTCCTGTTCTTTCAACCACTGCAAATGCTGAAGATCTACTTTTCTATAAGGCACTTACTTCTGATCGTATCTTTATCAATGCGATTACCGGAATTGAGCCAGGTGCTGAAGAGCCACCACAGCCAACATTTAGTAATGTTGTGCTCTTGGTTCCGATGGATGGTGATATCGTTGATTATAGTAACAACAGTATCAGCATGTCATCACAGTTGTTCTCATATACAAATGATGATCCATTCCTTCTATCTGATGCACAGAGCGGTAATTTCACAGCAGGAAGTGATTCACGGGTTTATACTCCTGGAGGTGCACTTCCTGCTCAATATCTGGGAAATGGAGATCTGTGTATTGAAGCTTGGGTGTGGCGTGATAGCTCAGCACCAACATCAGGTGTTGCACAAATTGTAGGTGATTATGACAGTAACTTCTTTAACAATAATACTTGGAGATTGCTTATCGACCAGGGTAATGGAAGACGAATCAGACTGCAAACCAACGGCGGCCCAAACATTACATTTGACAGTGCAGTAACAGACGAAACATGGCACCACGTTGCTCTTGTAAGAGAATCTGGAACTATTCGACTCTATTTTGACGGAGAGGTAGATGCTCAAACTACAAGTAGTGGATTTAACTTTGGTGGTGACAGTGAACAAATTTGGATTGGCCGCGGAATAAGCCCTGCGCCGTATGATGGATATATTTCAGATGTTCGTCTTACTTCAGGCGAACCAGTTTATACGGCGGCGTTTGATCCACCAAGAACTCCGCATCCACGTTCATAAAAGGAATACCGTATGCTACCAGGAATGATACAAGATGGCGGTCTGATATCAGGCAGTGACAGAAGCTTTGGAAGTGAAGAAGTTTTTATCTTGTCACTGGATTCGGCGGATGGTGATTCAGTAACCAACAGTGCTGACAATTTATTAACAGCAAATAGAGCAGGTTCCGCTTCACAAGTGAAACCTACCTTGTTCAGCACTGGACTGTATTATGATGGCACTGATGATTATATGCAAGTGCCTGTCAGTCTTTCGACACTATTGCCAAAAGATACTGCCTGGAGTATTTCAACTGTGATCTACCCTGGAGAAGACCCAAGCAAAAACTCTGTTATTTTGGGTGCATTTGCAAATACATCTGCAACCTCAAATTGGGATGTTTTGCGTTTTGATGTAGACCGCACAACAGGAAAACCGGTAATGTATGTGGGGGCTGAAGGGCAAGCCGAATCACAACTAACACCTTCAGGTGCAAATGCTGACCAAGCTCATGGCGATGGTGGTAGATACACTATAACAGCAGATGCTTCCAACAATGTTTCATTCTACTTCAACGACGTTCTCTTGGGCACTGATAGCTTCTCCAGTGCTCAACACCCTGATACTGGTCTAGCTGCACAATTTGAGATTGGAGCAACACTCAAAGGAAGTGGTGACGGCACAAACGATCGTGTTGCTTATGGTTCGCAAATTATTACGGATCTAAAAATTTGGACTGGAACAGAACTTACATCGAGTGATGTTTCTGACTTAACAAATGATGTTGCCATTGTAGCATCACCAAGTCTTGATTATGATTTTTCATCAGATAGCACAGTGGATATTCCAATATGGATTACCAAAAATGGCGACAGATATGAATGGACAGGACGAAATGTTTTGGGTGGGTTTACTGGAAGTAATGAAGAAAACATACTAGTCGCCACAGGCGCAACACCATATGCTTTTATTGATTTGTATCCTGGAACAGGGACCGTGTCAGGGCCACACGACCTAAACGGTATCTATGGTGATGCTGTATTTGATGGACCTGCCCTTGGTGGTGATGCATGGATTGCATATTATGAAACAACGGTTCCTCGTGACACAGTGTTCACTGATTATTTCCTTGTATATGGTGACACTGTGACAGATGACTCAGGGTCAGCAACAAATGGCACAAAATTTGGTCCAGTATGGGTAGGAGGTGCTGAAAATGTAAGAGAGGAATATCCACTGTTCGAGCGAGGCGTAAACGATAATGGATCTATGTTCTTTGCTGGGGGTGATATAGAATTGACTGGATCGTCTGATGTTCTCGTTGAAAGTGAAACTTTTGCTACATCAACTTGGGTTAAAATACCATCAGGAAGCTTAGGACAGGAGCAGATCGTCTGGTCAAGCCAGAATGGTTCTAACAATGGTCGTGTTTTGCAGATACGCAGCGACAACACCCTAGAGCTTGTTTCAGAGGGCGGGACAACTGTTTCTAGCACTGGGACCATTACCGCAGACACATGGCATCACGTCGTTGTGACACGCGGAAATACTGGTATAACCAAAATTTATCTGGATAATGTTGAAGTTGGATCAACCGACATAGACAATCGCCCCGCTGGTGGTGACATTACCATTGGTAACCATCCAAGGTCATACCAGGGAACTTCAAGCAAACCACTTAGTGGTTGGATTGACCAATATCGTCTCTGGGCAAGGCCACTTACCGGATCTGAAATTTCAGATCTTTACAGTGGAACCTTGTAAATACATGTAAAGGATAAAGACATGGCCATTCTTCAATATGCTAACAGTATTACAGAATTTTTTGAGGGTGACGATACAGGCGGTGCAATTGATCATGACAATGGCAAGGCTCCGTATACTCGAAAATCAACACTAATGTATAGAAGCACACCACTCGCATACATTAACTGGGAGTCAACACCCGAAGTATGGATTACATTTTACATGAGAGGTTATCTTGATGACAATTACGGAAGTATTGTAGTTGTTTATGGTGATGACGATAGTGTATTCTTTCGTATGGAAAAAGTTAATAACTCAGTGACCAATATTGACTTTGAATATAATGATGGCAACAGCTATACAGATTTTAAAAGCAGTTGGGGTCATACAAACTGGTATACCACTGTGAGATGGGATATGCGTTTCAAAGTAGATGCGGTTGATGGCGGAGTGAGTATCTACAAAAACGGTTTTCTTGATGCAGAATATTTACCAGGTGATACAACAAATGGCGGAGCAAGGACTGGACTTAATTCATTCCGGATCGGAAGCTTTGCAGGTGCTGAAGGATGGTACACGATTTCTGCTCTTATTGTTGCAGACGAACCAACGCTTAATATGCAATACCTACAAACGTGGCCTGCGGCTGACGGAACATACACTGAATGGGGTAATGGAGATTTCACAGCCATTGACGAAACTGGTATTGATGATACCGATTCTCTTAAATCAGAAGACACTGATACCAGATATACATACACTTTGCCCACACTTACAAACAATTTCGATATCGGACACAAAGTCGTTGCAGTATGTCAAACGGTAAGAGCAGATAAAAAGAACGTTGATGGTAAAAATTTTCGTCACATGGTACGTTCTGGAACTACGGATGATTTCAGTCAAAAAGAAGAACTATCTCTAATTAAGAAACCATACAAACAAATATTCACAGTAAATCCTGCTACTGGTTCTCCTTGGACAATATCAGAAGCCAAGGCCGCAGAGCTCGGGTTTCAAATCAGAATTTAAGGAAATAAAATGGCTATTTTACAATTTGGCACAAGTGTATCAGAATTTTATGACGGTATTCCCAACTCTTCAAATGATACTACAACAAGTGATGCTCCATATGTTAGACGTGGTACGGTTATATATAGTAATTCGCCCCTTGCTTATCTAAACTGGACCAGCACGTCAGAAGTTTGGGTAAGCTTCTATTTACGTGGTAGGTTGGATGATAACAATGGCGACTTTGTTGTTGTTTATGCTAATGACGACACACCTTTTTTCAGATTACAAAAAAATTGGAATTCAACTGGTAATATTGACTTTGAATATTATGATGGTTCATCTTGGACTGATGTCAAAAGCAGCTGGGGTGATAGTAGTTATGAAACTAGAACGCGCTGGGATTTTAGATGCAAAATTGATGCAGTTGATGGTGCATTTGATATCTACAAAGACGGCAGGCTTGAAGTCGACCATCGTCCAGGAGACACCACAAATGGTGGGGCGCGATCTGGATTGAATTCCTTCCGAATCGGATCATGGGGTGGTGAAGGATATTATGTTATTTCAGCCGTTATCATTGCTGATGAGCCTACATTAAATATGCACTACCTTCAAACCTGGCCAGCAACAGATGGAACATATACTGAATGGGCAGGTGGCGATTACACCGCAATTGACGAAGTGGGTATAGATGATATTGATTTAATTGAAGGACAAAATAACGGAGACAGATACACATATACCTTGCCAACTGTCACCACTGATTTTGATTTTGGTTATGACGTTTCTGCTCTATGTCAGACGACTAGAACATTCAAAGGCGCTGATTCTGGAAATAATATCAGGCATATGGTTCGTTCAGGAACCTCAGACGGATTTGGTTCAGACCAAACAGTATCATTAGTCAAAAAACCACTCAAAGAAATATTCGAAACAGACCCAGCCACAGGTGTTGCTTGGACACTTGCTGATGCAAAAAATGCTGAATTGGGTTTCCAGGTTAGACTATAAGGAAATACCATGGCTATATTGCAATACGGCACAAGTGTAACAGAGTTTTATGAAGGTGATCCCAACCAAACTGGCGACACCACAACCAGTATAGCACCATATGTGCGTCGTGGACTCATTACTCGTAACAGATCACCATTAGCGTATTTGACCTGGACAAATACATCAGAAGTGTGGGTAAGCTTTTACATGAGAATGCAAGAGGACGACGCTAGCGGAACAATTATCGTTATATATGATGATAATGGAGATGCAATTTTTCGTATGGTCAAAAATTATAATAGCTGGTCCAATATCGATTTTGACTGGTATGATGGATCTACATGGCGTGAGTTGCTGGGTTCATGGGGCGGCAACTTTACAAGCCGTGCAAGGTGGGATTTTAGATTCAAGATTGATCCGACCTATGGCGCAATAGACCTGTATAAGAATGGATCTCCGTATGGAAATAACTTCCGTGGTGATACTTCGGCCAGTGGCACCCGCACTGGAACCACACAATTCCGTGTAGGCTCGTGGGGTGGCGGTGGATACTGTATCCAATCTGCCGTCATCATTGCTGATGAGCCTACCCTAGATATGCAATACATCCAAACATGGCCTGCGGCTGATGGAACATATACAGAGTGGGCAGGTGGAGACTATACTCAATTTGACAGTGTGGATGTAAGCGATTCTACCTTTGTAGAGTCAGACACCACAGGACAACGACAAACATATACCCAACCCACGCTTACAACAGACTTTGATACAGGGTATGACGTGTTAGCAGTATGTAGCAGTGTAAGAGCTTTTAAAGGTGCCGACGCGGGCAAGAACCTAAGACACGTAGTTCGTTCTGGAACCACAGACGGATTTGGTTCTGATCAAACCGTTGAAATGGTACGAAAACCATTTAAAGAAATATTTACAACCAATCCTGATACAGGTTCAGCTTGGACCATTTCAGAAGCTAAAGCCGCAGAGCTCGGGTTTCAAACCCGAGACTGACCTGCGGCTAGGAGTGTATCACTTGCCTTTAAGGCAAGTATTATCTGCGTAATTCTGCCAACCGTCCGGATCCATACGAACCAGATCAGCAATCTTGGTTACCATACGCAGGCTAATTTCACGAAGCCTATGCTTGTTTTTATCAATATAGTTCAGGATTTCTGCCTCCTGAAACGGTTCAAATTCATACTTGTCAAGCATACCATCACGAATAATCTGCTTGCAACGCAGGAATTTTTCCCGAACGTCGTGAATGCCAACATCAATGTAGTGGCACCGCGAAACGATTGCCCTGAGGTGGTCACCGATCTTACCACGACTGTTTTCAAAATCAAGGTTGGTGATAAAGATCACAGCACCTTCAAATTCAAACTGCGTCGGAATATCGTTATCATCAAGAACGCGGCTCTCGGTGCGCCAGGTTAGTCGACGATGCTTGCCCGAGTCAGTAACAGCCTTAAGCATGTTGAGACAAGCTTCATCGTAAAGGATGCTGTCGCTGTCGTCCAGCACCAGGAGCGAGCCCGGCTTGCGATATTCATACAAAAGCTGGTAAAGACCAAGCGGACTGGCGCTAGCAACCTTCTCCATGTTCATCTGTGCATCTAGATTCACAGTGTTGGGATCAAGCAACTCCATCTTGACCATAACATCAAGGCTCTCAATGGTGTTTTCAACACCAAAGCTCTTGCCAACACCCGGAGGACCAGTAATAATCATGCTGCGAACATTGCCCTGGATTGCGGCCAACGTCATACCATCCACAATCTGGAATTTCTGACGCATCCGTTCCATGATCTCATCGTCTGATTCATCGGGCTCGGGCTGAGTCTCTTCCACTTGCGGTTCTGTTTCGCCTTCGGCGCGAACAACATCGTCTTCACGATCAAGCATGATACGAATCTTGCGACCATCAAACCCTAGCGGGCTGCCATCAACAGTCACATACATGCCTTTCTTACCCATGCGCGGGCTGAGAAGCATCTTGAACCGCTTGTTCTCGATTTGCTCCCGGGCGTATGTGCCTTTGCGAACGATAATTTCAGTCATTGTGTCCTCGTCTTTGCCTACCCTATCACTATAGCTTCAAAAGAGACCATAGTCAACAAAGCATAGGACGAATTTGGATTTTTGTTTCTAGCGATTTCAAAAGGTTAGCCCCGGGAACTACCCAGGGCTAATACCAACGACATTTTCATTTGTTCACGAGTCTTGGAATTTCACTCGATTGAACACCGTTTCCTGGCAACCAGTGTGTTCATTGACTTCCTGCTTTTTAACAGTGCCAACGAACGTGACGTCCGTTCCAGTAATCGACTTGGCAAGGTCGCTCATCTTGTCATTCATAAAGAATTTACCGACTTTGCCTTCCGGCGTGACAATGGTTGCCAGGTGAATGGAATGGCGCGGAATATATTTTACATCTACGACATTGGCTGTAACCTTGATACGCTGTTTGACATCACTGATATAGCCACGATTACGATGCTCTGCATAAAATGCATCCATCTCATCACGCTTGGTCGCAATGCGGCGACTATTGGGAAGGCTCACAATCATCGCAAGCTCTTTACCCACGTCGACATCTTCTTTGTCAAACACGCGGCTAAGTTCAAGATTGTAGCTGTTGACGACCCCATTCTTGCCTTGCTTGACCAAATTGTCGCCCATTTTATCCATGAGCAAGATCTGGTCAAAATATTCCATGATTTCCTTTGCTTTGGCTCGATCCTCATCAGTAGGCTCAACAACATAATGTTCGTTGCCATCCGAATCATGACGATTCATTTTTCCATGCATGACACGGAGAGTCCGTAGAGCCATGGTCCGGTTGTCGTCAACTTTGACATCACGTTCATTGTCGTAATAACCAAGACCGCTTTTGACAAAGCCTTGGACTCGATCCACAGAAACAGCAACAGCCATTGCATCCATGATCGGATAAGTTTCAGCAGTAGGACGATAAAACATTATTGATCCTCCTCGAGCATGGTGCCCGGAACACGCCAAATTTTACCATCCGAGCACTTTCCAATGGTAACAGTTTTCTGGTTGACTTTTTCGACAACGCCGGTAACATAGCCGCCGCGCTTGCGGGGCTTGAATTTGACTTTTGCGCCACGGCGGAGAGTAGCAATGCTCATGCGACCAATGGAATCCTGGCGGGTTTTCATCAGCCGATGAACAAGGCGCAGATCTTCCATATCGCAACGTTCAAGGATGCTGCGGATTTCACGAACTTCTTTGGCAGTGAGTGACATTTTCTAACCTCTGTTGTGTCTTGTGTGTTCACTATATGCAAGACGCTTTGCCGCGTCAAGCAAAAAATTACTGGTTTTGAAGTTTTTTAAGCTGGCGCTCGTGCTTGCGAAGGATTTTGGTGTTATCCTTTATTTCCAACTCTTTCATAGGAATCAGATATCCAGGAGCATCGGAATTTTTAAGTTCTTCGAGCTCACGCCGGTTATCAGCAATGCGGTCTTTGATTTCAGAAATACGTTCTTGGTGATATTTGATTTCTTTCGTCATTATCTTGACTCCTGATTAGTCGTTGATGAGGAGGGCGCGGAGACCTTGGCTGGCGTTAACAAAACGATAACCAGCAACATCTCCTTCATGGTCGTAGTCAACACCTTCGAAATTGAACAGTCGAATGTCGCCAGTGCGGGTGCTGCGGATGCAAAACACAGCCAATCCATATTCATTGGCTTCGGCTTGAACATCGCTCAGATCAACGACAAACGTCTGGGTTTCTTTGGAGTAGGTGAAGCGGTTGGAATCGATGATAGCAGTCATTAACCAATAACCTCAGCTTTGGGAGCAACAGCGGTGACTTCTTGAAGCAATGCCTTCTTGGTCTTGTGATTGGAAATCCAACTCCGGAACATGTTACCGTCCAGTTCAAGATCGGCAGTCCAGGGCTTGCTGGGCGTCCAGTTGTCTTTGCGGATGAAAACCTTAACTTGCATTTCGTATCTCCTTTGCTTACAGTATCAATATAAGCAAAGTGCCTTGGTAAGTCAACCACTTTTTTGTTAATCTAGTGAAATATCTTCCATCTGGCGTATCCATTTTCCAGATCCTAAATAGCCGTCATTCAGGTCAGTAGTTGAATGACGGCCGATGTAGTATTTTCCTGATGGTGATGAAGTTTTGTAAATGAAATGGAGCATACATCTATTTATGCTCCATACCTGTAGTTCTTAGTCTAAGTGGATGTTTTCAAGACCAGCCGTTCGCAACTTCGTGATATTATTGATTTGAAATTGTTTTGCATCCAATCCTTTCATAAGAGACAAAAATTTATTTCGCACAAGGGCAAACTCGTTGACAATATGCTCCATGTCAATATATTCCTGATCGCCTTCAGCAAACTTATCAGCATCTCGACTGCTCAACGCTCTATTATAATGCTCAAGGTATTTGCGATATTTTGCGCGATGTATCTTGCGTAATTCAATGTTGAGATATTCTAGAATAGCTTCGATTTCCTGTAGCTGGCCAAATCGATACGAGACCAGCCCAGGAAGATCTCTGCTATTTCGTTCAAGGTTACCATGTAGACTGGTTTCTTTACGGGCTTCCTCGAATTCTGCTTCGTAATAATCTATTGCATTTACTACATTGCCAAGGTTGTCTTTAACCTTGTTATACCAACCGGCCATTTATTCATCCCAGTCTTCTAAATCCATGTCATCATCCAGGCCATTTTCCTGACAGTATGAGCGTAATGCTTTATCAAATGTCTCACAAACGCCATACAAATCCTGGCTTACCATGCCTATATCAACTAGTCCTGCTTCGTCAATATTATTGATGAATTGATCCGCACAGTTGCGCTGATCTTTGGCAGGAACATAATTTTTAATCCCTGCCCAAAGTTCAACCAGCGCAACTGCTTCAGTTGCATGTAACTTCATGATTATCCTCTTAAATTTCTGAAGATTCGTCGTCTTCTGAGCTATTTAGCTCTCCAACACCTTCATGTAATTTAGACATTACATCATGATGTCCGAATTCCTGCATGATTTGATCCAAGCAACCATCTTTATTTGATTGCCATTCCTTGCGGAATTGTTTGATCACTTCACCAGTTTCCGGACTCGTATACTCCAACTTGTTTCCTGTTTTAACAAGAAGCTTTTGTGCTTCAAGAAATTCAACCAATCCACTGTATGGATCCATGCCTGTATCCCAAGGAATCTTGATCTGAACACTCTCAAATGGTTTACTGTATCGTGACTTGACTACTTTACAGCCGGCACGGATACCATGAACATCACCAGATTTGTTGCCTTCGGCATCTTCTTTAAGCTTCATCTTTTTCATGGCGACAACAATACTAGCTGCATATACCATTCCGGAACCACCTGAAATTTTTGGATCCGGATCAAACATGTCCTGGCTAGCATATGTGTGGTTAGTGCACACCATTCCGATATTAAGATCACCAAACATGTTTACACAATTGGTTACAAGTGATTTGAGTTGTCGTGCTTTGCGGCCCATGTCGCCTTTCATATCACCTTTGCTGAACTGATCAACATCAGTAGGTGTCAGCAACATGCCCAAGCTATCAACAACAAACAGGACTTTAGGGCGGTCATCTTCATCAAGAGCGCCATACTCGCTGCGATAGTCCTTGACAAAGTCATTGATAACTTTGGCAACATCGTCAATCATTGCCATGTTGAGTTTGAGTATTTTGTCCTCGCTGGTATCCACATTGAGTGCTTGCAACCAAGCTTCGTCTAGTGCGTTTTCAGTGTCAATCAATACCACAAAGATACCCTGGTCCTGTGCATTACGAACTAGATTACCAGCCGCAATAAAACTTTTGCCGGCGCCGCTTTCGCCTGCGAACATCGTTACTTTACCAAGAGGAACACCTTTATGGAAATCATCACTGATTAATTTATTGAGAGTATAATTACCTGTTGAGATCCAGGTATCTGGGTCACGAAATCCCACACTGAGTCCAGTAACACTTTTCGTGATTGATTTTCTAAATTTTGAAACATCAAAGGGTTTATTCGCCATGAGAACTCCTTAATAAGGGCAAAAAGAGCCAGGCCCCAAGGGCCTGGCTTGAGTTGAGTGTGAAAAATTATCCGGCTTCTTTACGAGCGCGGATCTTGGCAAGAATGTCTTTTGCATCCGTGCCACCACCAGATGATTCTTCTGGGGTTTCCACTGGCTGCTTGGCAGAAGTATCTTCTTCACTATCTTCAGATGTTGCACTGCTCTCAGTTTTAGCAGGCTCTGCTTTTGGTGTTTCATTCTTGTGTGCTGAACGATCACTTGCACCAGAATCTGGCTTGTCCATACCATATGGACGGTAATAGTCTGCGAAACGTTCAGGATCGTAAAGCTCACCATCTACGCTGGCTTCAAACATTTGGAAAATGATATCCAGCTCTTCTGGAGTTGGTTTCTTGGGCAGGAAGTCAGATAGGTTGAACAGACCATGTTCTGCGATCGCGTCTCTTTCTTCTTGATCAAGACTGCGTTCTTTACGTGCCCAGTTACTGGTTGTGTAATCTGCATACTGACCTTTCTTGGTCTTGGTAATGCGGAAGTCTACACCTTCGTCGTAATCAGTTGGCAACACGTCACCAAAATCTGGATCCATAAGTGCACTCTGAATAATGTTGTAAATCTGCTTGCTGATTACAAAACGACGGATTGGATTCTCAGGAGTCTCTTCCTCAGTGAATGCGCTGTTAACAACCAATCCTTGGAAAAGATATGAACGCTTTTTCCAATATTTGCGGGCCATGTCTTCCATGCTTGGGTCTTTAAACCATGGACGGATTTCCTCGTGGATTGGACACTTTTGTCCTTCCCACATTTCAATGCAAGGAACCTTAACTGTAACAGGCTTGCCTTCGTCCTGCCCTTTGATGCCGCTAAATTCCAGATTGATCATCTGACGCTCGCGCCAGAAGAAATCGTTGCTGTCGTCTCCATCTGGCAGGAAACGCACAACTGTTGTTTCGTTTTCGGGGGTGTTCCAGTGTGGGTAAATGGCGTTATCAAAACCGCCGCCACCTTGTGTCTTCTTCTTTTCTTGAGCGAGAAGTTTCTCACGGATTTCTGCTAGTGTAGCCATAATGTTTTCTCCTATATTAGCCTATATTAGCCTGTGTTTGTGCCTGAGACAAGCATGTTACCAATTCTTTTGGTGTAACATCTTGAATATAAACAATAAACCCATCTAAGTCAACAACTTATTGAATTTCTTGTTCATTTTTATTTATCAAAAAGGGCGCTGAAAACTCAACGCCCTTCTAATAAATTTTATATCCGATACGTCTTGTTATCCGCGGAAGATATGCTTTATATCATACTTGCTGAATGTTTCATTAATGGATGAAATCTCTTCATCGTATAATGGCTTTTGTTCGTTGATCTCTTCTGCACCTTCATCAATCTTCGCATTCTTACGAATAACATTGATTGCGGCTGCTGCCATATTAATATGTTTGGTGCTAACTTCAAAAACCGAATCTGATGCTTGCATCATAAGATTGGACAATTTATCGTCCTTTACCATAGGTGCAAGGTAGTTAACCCAAGCTGAGACTGCGGTTGCAGGATCTTTGAAATTCCGTGTTGATGGATTTTCTGGATCGTCATTATCGATCTCACGGCTCATTGTAATGTCATCTTTATTGTTCATGACATACTGCGCAAGTTCAACAATGTGATTTTCTTTCGCTTGACGTCCACGCATGTTTTCAATCACCTTTGCTACATATGGAAGGCTGTCTGAGATGCTCTCATCGAAGTATTGGATAGTAACACTATCCTTGAGTTCGTCAAGCTTTTCTTTATCTACATCAGCATTTTCACGGGTAAAGTTTTCAAAATGATATGCGTATCCTTTAACTCCTGAAATTTGCTTGAGATTGGACCGTAGTTCATTGATACGTCCGCCAATTTCCTCTCCAATCTGTGCATCTTCAAAGAAATCATTGCGGCGATTCTTACGCTGGAATGTCTTCAACTGATTGAGCTCTTCCATGGTTTCGTAAATATATTGCCCAAATTCATCAAATGGTGTTCCGCCTTCTTTAACATGACGAACCATTGCCTTGGCTGCGGTGATGTTTTTGCTTGGAAACTTGAAGCGTTCACCTTCTGAATTTTCGATAAAAATACTTTCAATTTGACGTGTTCTTGCGCCGCGCTTTTCTTCATCAACGGTGCGACGATGCTTGACAACCAATCTTGCATCACCAAGCTCGTTGATACTCTTTTTAGCTGACCCGTGCCAGCCGCTAAAGCCTTCGTTGACTGTGCTTTCAGCTGCTTCATATTTTGATGGAGGATTTTTCATGCTGTAATGAAATACCATGTATTTTGTTCCATCAGGTGCCGTGCCCTGATTGGTTACTTTCCAGCCTTTTCTTTTTAGCATAGACATCTTATCAAAAGCTTCTTGTCCTTTGAGAAGAAGTTGGTCTCCGTCTTGTGGTATATCAGGAAGTTGTCTAAGCTTTCTTGACTCTTTAACTGTTTTGTTTTCGTCTACTTTTTTCTTCGCCATGAATGAAAAATCCTTTGGTCCGATTGTTTTTCCGAATGTCTTGACTGTGTAATTCAAAATATAACGGCTTGACAGTTTACGCAGAGAATTGAGCATACTTTTGATGTTGTCAATCTCTGTTCCTTTAGAAAGATTGATAGTAAGGTCATTGTTGGTTGTATCAGCATCAAAATTAATCATTGCTTTGAGATTTTTAATATAAAATCTACGTGCTTCATCAGGATCTACTGTTTTTTGTCCGTCTTCATCAAACAAAACGATATCATGTCCAAAACCCTTTAAGATTTTGAAAACCTGTTGTGAAATATGTTCAATTGAGCTTGTCATGTTAATATTTATCCTGATCGCGTATTTCTACATCTGTGTTTTTTCGTTTAATACGGTCAACAACATGTGACAAGTATTTTTGTCCCATATCTGTTGCACTACTGCGTTTAATTGCCTTGGACTGATTACGAGCATAATCTACAGCCATTTGATAAAGTTCTGACGCTAAACCACGGTTGCGATATTCTTCATCAACAACAACATGTTTTAACCAGAGTTCAGTATCATCATATGGATTGGATTGCAAGGCCAAACTCGATATAATCTTTCCTTGGTCTGCATGGAAAAAATGTATTTCTCTCTGCATTTCATTTGGATTAAGGTATCTAAGACGATCAAATACATTTGAGTTTTTATCTTCATGGTTAATAATATATCGTACCATGTCGTCACCAGACATTGTATGCTTTTCCAATGACTGACTTTCTATCAGCTGACGGTATCTCATATGAAACCTACTGGCATTGGACGACGAAGTTCTGTATCATCAAAACTATCTTTAAGATCACTGAATGTTTCTTCATCATATTTTGCAACTTGCATTGCCATACGAACTGCGAGCAAACTTGACATTACCAGATCGTCGGTTTCTCCATCTTTAGCTGCATAACTATTACCACGAGCAACAAATGTTTTTAATTCACGTGTGAGATTTTTACTACGTATCTTCATTGTGCCTTCTTCAATCCAACGTTTGAGTTTTGCACATGCAGACAGTTTAGTTGAGTTTGTAGTATTGAACCCCCTGCGATACCTTCTGACATTGCCTTTGCGGCGGGGCTCGCTTAAGAATATACCAGGTATATTTTCTTCCCCCATTTCGTCAATTGAAACAATCGCAGCTTCACCCAGTGTATTATTTTCAACACTATAATAAATTTCACTGTTTGGAGCATGTTCTTCTAGTTCTTCTAATATACCCTTCATGATCTTGATTTGACCTTGAACAGGTGTTTTGTTGTGTTGCCATTCGCCGATCTGGCGCATACCTGGAATTGCATAAACCTGTATTGCAGATGGATCACCACCTGTGCCTAGACTTGGATCAAGAGCAACAATATAGGTTTGTCCGTCCTGGATACGATCATACCATCTCACTTGTCCACTACGGCGCATGGGTTCCATTCCAAGATCCATGCCACTAAGGAACATGCTGTTAATCAGTGTTTCGTCAAATGCAATAAATTCACATTCGTGTTCACGTCGAAATCTTTCTTCGCCAATTTTGGCACGTTCGTTATCTGCCCATTCCTGGTCTCGGTCCGGGTGTCCTTCCCACGTGACCAAGTATGGTCGAAATCCGTTGATACCAACGTCTGTTTCATTTCCGTATTCGTCAATACGCTTGTTAGCTTGTTTCCAAATTTGTGCAAATTGGTCATCATCCTGGTTGGGTGTAGATGTAATAATACATTTACCACCAGTGGACAATGTAGGTGAAATACTGGTCCAGAATTCCTGTGCGACGCGCGGCGGCACGAATGCAAATTCGTCCAAATAAACTAGCGAAAGTGACAAACCACGTCCGGTATTTTCAGTGGTAGCTTGTGCAATAATTTTACTACCGTTATCAAACTCAACACTACCTTTATTATATGCTGTTACACCTGCGCGGACATGATCTGGGCAGCTCTCATACATATAACGCAAACGTGTCATGATTTCGTTTGCGCCGTCTCGTTTGTGTGCTGCGATTAGGATTGTGCTGTCTGGTTTAAACATTGCAAACCACAGTAGATAAGCGGCTGCACATGTTGATTTACCAGTCTGGCGTGAGAGAAGACTGATAGAATAACGGTAATCATTGTATGAATTTATCAAGCCTTCCTGATAATCAAAAAGGTCAAAAGACATACGTCCTTTTGTAGGATGCTGAATATAACAAAAATTACGGATAAAATACAGAGGATCAAATGACGAAAGAGCAAGCGATCTTAATTCTTCTTTCGTCAGTTTTTCTGATTGGTATGGTTTCTTGATCAGGTCTGTATTGACCGTATTCATTGATTACTCCTATTCACGCGGTGTGCGATGAGCTAGAGCATTATATTCAACTTCTTCACTAGCACGATAAAGATCATCAGCAGCTTGTATTAGGTCTTTAAGTGGTGTTGCGTCGCCGCCAAGATCTATTATAGCTTGATGTAGTCGACCATTCTTTTTGGCAATGCTTTCAATACGCTCGGCCATATCTTGAACGTTTGCCATTAGATTACGAACAGTCTCTTCTTCGAGCTCCATATCTTCTTCTATGGATTCTTCTTCAAGACCTTCTTTTTTCACGTATGGGTTATATTGAGGATCATGACGATCTTCCATACCCGGATCAAATTCAATCTCGTCACCGTCATCACCGATTGCCCACCATGATTCTGATTCAGGATCCCATTCAAGGTTCATTCCCTGACCATTAATAACTACCGGATCACCATGCGTGTATGTCCCATCAGTCCAGTTTCCGTCAACTTTTTGTACGGGATTTATGCTCTCATTCAAAATTCCTGCAAGATGACGAAGACGGTTTAGATCAGTCATTTTTCTTTCCTTTAAATTCTTTATATTCACGAAGCATATCATCTTCTTCAATATCTTCTTCAAGTTGAACCTTTTGTGGTTCAGCATTCAAATAACGACGTAGACTGAGATCAACTATTTCGCCTTCTGGCTGTTCCTGATAATGCCCACGGTCATCATATTGCTTGTAAACTGAATTAGACCATTCGCGCATCATTTCTGCGTCGTCTTTGATATGTCCTGTGTTTTGGTATGGGTCGGCTGTTTCTTCAACTTTGTCAGGAAGTCCTTTATGCTTGGTTTCTGCAAAATCTTCCAGTTCTTTTTCACTCATACCATCATACATTTCTTTTGCAGCACCTTTTAATTCTGATACTTTCATTTCTCCACGTTTTGCGGATAGTGCCATGCCTGCTGCTCTTTGCTGTGATTTTGACTCGGATTTTTCATTTACTGGAAAACCGGAAAGCTGACGAAGTTCTTCTAGCTCGTCCACTTCTTCTTCGAGCTCTTCCTCAACTGATTCTTTAGCTTCTTCTTTGTCCTTGGCAGCTTTCTTCATTGTTTCTTTTTTGTCGCCATCGCCATCAATGTCAGCATAGTCTGGCTTTGCAGCTTCGTTAAGAGTCTGACGAATTTCATACATGTTCTTGCGTGAACGATCTTCTGGTTGCTCCGGAGCAATTTCGTTCCCTGCAAGACGTCGTAGTCTTTCAATTTCTTTCTGATCCATTAGTCCTCTACCTTTTTTAGATGATCTGCACGCTCTTTTGCAATTGATTTAAGAAATGATTCTTTAAAGTCTTCACCATAAAAGTCTTCAGCTTTCGTATTTTCAACTTCGCTATAATCTTCATCTGTAAGGCGTGTCTGGTAATCTTCTTCGGGCATTTCCTCTGATTCGTCTTCAACATGCAGAGGCTCTAATTTGTTACGAACGATTAGAAAACGTTCATGTATGCCCATTTTTTGCGATAGTTCAGCAAGTAGAAGATGTGGACTTGCTGGTTGACGTGTTTTGAAATCTATCATATAGACTTCTGCGGCGTCAATGCTACGGAAATCTCGTGGATTACGTTGAATAATTGTTTTTTTGGGTGTGGTAATATCAAACCCGTCATATTTTCTCAGGTGCAACTCCATCGCGTCGAGCTGCTCATCAGTTGGTTCAGTAGCGACCTTTACACGAAACTCGTGAATCGCTTCGTTTTCTGCCAAATATTGCCCTAAATCTTTAACCATAGGAGTCTCCCATTATACTGTATTTATGAGTCATTGTCTTTTTTCATACCTTCGAGAATTTCATTTAGCATGTCATTGCGTGTTGCAATTACTCTTCCTTCTGTCTCAGTAGTATCTTCGCTGGTATAATCTTTAAGATAACGCTCTTTCTGGAAAGCAAGCTTTTCTTTTTCATGGTCTATTTTTTCTTTTTGCAATTGAAGCTTTACCATATCCAATTTCTTCTGTGCTTTATTGGTTTTTGCTGTAAGAGCGTTTCCTAACATGCTACTCGCTGCTTGGGCAATATCAGCAGCATGACGATCTTCAACATTTTTACTTAAATCTACAAGATCATCAAACGCTGATATGGCCTTATCTGCATATGTATCATAATCTGCATCCATGTTATCCAAACCAGATACTTGTGGAAGTGCAGCGTCGATTTTATCTGCACGTTCCATGATTTCATGGATTTCTTCTTCAGAATATTCAGATGTATCATCCTTATCTTTAGGAAGATCCATAGGGGGTAAATTAAAAACTTCTTCCAATTTCTTGGTCATGATATTTCCTTATGGGTCATATGGTCTGGTATCTATCACGTGTAATATGATACCAAACTCTGAAAAATCCAAACTGTTACCAAATTCAAGTTCTTGATCATCTCTAGCGAGTAAAATACAAACAGGAATCAGACCGGATTCTTGTGCATAAATTAATGACTGCCCAATACACTGATAAGATTTTGATCGTGTAGCCCAATCAAATTCCATGATTACGAATGGAGTCTGACAGTCTGGGCGAAGGCCGCTAGGCAATGATTGTTCGTAACCATTATATTCTTGTTCGCAAATCAAACCTGAATAGTAGCTTTCACGCTCAGCCCCTAAGATTGGTTTACTTGCTAACATTGCTAATGTTATCATCGAGAGAAATGTTAGTATTTTCATCTTTTTTTCCTCTTAGCCACTTTTCTTGGGCCACGGCGTGCTTTTGGTTTTTGTGGCTTGTTAAATATTTCGTTTTCAGTTATAATACGAAATCCAATTCCCTGCTGCTGGCACCACTGTCTCGCATATTTCCATTTTGCTTCATTAACAACTGCCATAGCCTTGTCATATTGACCTTTTGCATTTCCAACCACATGACTACTGGGTTTGACTTCTACCATTTCTGCATGTCGCTTGCCTTCTTTATCAACGTAAATCACAAAAAAATCCGGAACATATGTTGAGCGCTTTCCTGTAACAGGATTGATATATGGAATTCGATGGCTTTCGCTAGCCCATCCCAAAACATTTGGATGATTGTCGCACATACGCATAAATTGCAATTCCCAACCTGAACGATATTTGGGCACATGCTTCCCAAGATATTTTTCAGTATTCTTGGGTTGATAATTTCCTTGCTGATAACTCGACATAATTTTATTTATTCAGTCAGAAATCAGATCTTGTAAGGTATGATGGTAAGTCAAATTGCCCTGCATGTTCTTTTGTCTGAATACTTTCTGGTTGAAATGAAACTGTATACATTACAGGCTGGCTGTCTGAATAATCTAATGTATCGCCTTGCATGTTTGTAATGTGTGGATTTTTTAATATAGTTTCACGATAGCTATTGCGATGTCCATTCTGGATAATACGAATCTGAGGAAAGAAATAACGATCGGCATTTGGGGTGAATCCGTGATCAGTTTCAAAATTTGGATCAACAGTGGAGGATCCTTCAAGATTTTCTCTGACGTTGACGCCAGCCCCGTTATTGTAGTAATGTGACATATATTCAGTCATGATTGTATGCCACTGGCTATCAAATGTATCGTAAAATGCTACCTGAATTGGTTCATAATTCAGACGAGTTTGTACTACTCGTTTTTTGTTGTATTGATTCATTAACTGTGAATCGATATTATATGATGCTGCACTTACGTTTGAAACGCGGGTAAAAACTTCGGGGTTGCGATCAAATATATCCAAAACCAACGTGAAATTGAACCTCTGTCTTGGTACAAGAATTTGGTCACTATCACTTCTAAATGTATTTTGTGCAAAGTTTACAATACCCATTTTTACCTCTTAGAAAAACCGGCTAGGATTGGCAGCTCATCTGAGATCATCCTAGCCGGTTAATTTGTGCTATTAGTTAGCTGCGTCTTGTTCGTTTGGATTTGCTGAGAATGTTGGGTTGCTGAGGTTATCAACACTACCGACAACGTGAGCAGCATTGTCGTAACGAAGTTGGACTGAGATGGTCTGGTATTCACCACCTGAACCGTAGTTTGTCTCGTTATATGTTAGGTTTGATACATAGCAACCATACAGTCTCCAAGTATCAAGAACGACTGGATCTGGGTTAGCACCATTCAAGTTTTCAATGTCTACCTGGAATTTATAGCTTACACCAGCTTGTGGTGAACTCTGGTTTGCCATGTCGATTTGACGTGCAACTTGCTGGTCTAGCAATGCACTGGTTGCTGATGTAATATCGTCACGTAGTTCAATAGTAACTGGCTCCCATGCATGTTTACCAGCTAGATAGATACGTGAATTGTATGTATCCACTAGGACTTCATCGTGTGTAACGTTTGGACGTGTGACGCTGACAACGTTATTGGTTGCAACTTTTGTGTCGCCTTGTCCCATGTTAATGAAGTTGACGCGGAAGCGATACTGAAGCTTTGGCATCAGTGTGCCCTGTGTTTCTCCATTTACTGGAACACTTAGTTTATCAAGAACTGCCATTCGTCTATCTCCTCATAATGCGCTCTGTTATGAGTATTTATCGATCTTGACAAAAAAAATTATACAGCCTTAAACAGCGGGCCTGGTATGACTCGACGAGACTTTTCTTTAACCATACCAGAATTCATATTCTCTATCATTTCTGGTGTAAGATGACGTGCTCGCATACCGTCTGTAAAGAAAAGATGAACTTCAAGAGGATGATCACCATGCAACGCTTGTATTGTTGTCATTCGATTCCGTCCCTCATGCCCTAATATACGAGCAGGCTCGCTAAAGTCGCCATCTTCCCATTCGGCTGGTATTGAAACTATTAAAAACGGAGCGCCAATTGGTTTGTTCTGTTTAATGTATGATATCATTTCTTCACTAGGGTCTTGTCCTAGTGGTGCAGCCAATTTAATAAAATTTCGCGGTGTCATCTTAACACGCAATCCCAGATAATCTACTTCCTGGTTATTAGGGACTGCGCCCCAACCATCCACATTATCGATTGCATATTCTTCATTTAAATGATACCATCTCATGCTATTATTTAGCTTGACAACCAAGACAGCTTACCTTATATTGTAAATACAACACAAGCATGGAGATGAACATGAAGATCAAAGATACTGAAGTCAATATCTCGCCGGCTGGCTTGATGATTATCAATAACGGCGAGACTCTTTTGGTTCCCAGTATGGTGGCTAGCACTGTTCTGGTATGTGCACTTATTACGGTTGCGCCCTGGCTGGCGCCGGTTATGATGGCCGATGTGCAGAACTCTGCTGCTTAATTTTCAGGCTGTTTGACTGGGTTGTTTGGAAGCATATCCCATTCTTCAGAGTCTTTCACTCGACTTATTTCACCCATTTTGAATTTCAAACGAACGGGCTTGCCCGTTCGTTTTGTCTCTTGCTTGGCTTTCTCGAGTTTTTTGGCATCTTCTCGATTGTAAGGAAATTTATATAAACGATGCTCACCGTCGCGATTTCTTACCCAAGCAATAATATTTGACTCAGATGTTACAACATGGTGATGATATTCATAATCTCCCTTTGGCTTTTCAAGGAGTGGCTTTCCTAAATGATCTACATAATGTTCATATCCTAATAACGCTATAATCAAAAAAATTGGAAGGACAACAGATTTCAATGACCAATGAGAATCTGAACGGTATGTCAAAAATGCTATCGTAATTGCAAATAAAACGACCAGAGAAAGTATTAAATTCATAATTAATTTCCAATTTCTTTATGTGGCAGTCTAACATCGGTCCGGATATCGGATATTTTACCTTCATGATCAACAACAAATGAGAGAACTGTTTTTTCTTCTTTTAATGACAACACCGTTGTGTCTTGGAATATAAGCTCGTGTGGATCCATATTGGTAACTGTTACTTTCACTTCAACATCTGGGCTCTCTAGATCACCACCATTACTGTAGTGATGTATATTGAAAAAATACTCTCCTGCTGGTAATTCAGTAAAATTCATAATTTCAAAATTTCGCATGATTATTTGGTCTTCACCATTGACAGTTATAATGTCAGTGCGTTGTCCACGGTCATCACGTTCAAGTGAAACATAAGAACCGTCCTTATTTGTAAAGCCAACCCATTCTTCATCATAACCTCTGACCCATATATCTATATCAGCCAAACTTTCATCGTCCCATTCAATTGTGGCCATTAATTTTACTGGGGGATCAATCTTTCCTACGTCGCCAGGCGGGTTGATTATCAAAAAAGAGAGAATCAACAATGAGGTGAACCCCAATAAGAAATTAAAGAGCATATCAATGAACGCAAATAGTGATGCTACATTTCTCATTCTTCTAAAAATACCAATTGAAGGCTAATAATAGCTGAACTAATAAGACCTGAAAGCGACGTAATCAATGCTGCACCCATACCCTGTGCAACTTGAGAAATCATGTCTGTCATTAACGATACATTTGTCGGATCAATTACAACACCTGGTCCAAATACAGACCAAAGAATGATAATAAATCCAATCAGGGTTCCGATAAGACCCAAAACAATCACAGTGTCTGCTAGGTAATGCAACATTCTATGATGTTGTTCTGCGTATTTTTTCTTCCAATGCAATCGTAACATCATTAAATGAGCAAGTATCAATATACCGATATTAACGAATGTAATATATGTTTGGTCATACGCGAGTATATGGTCAAACAAACCAAAATAAATCTGTCCTGTAACTAGTGAAAAAATCACCAGAACGAAAACAGTCCAGAACTTCCAGAATCTCATGTTCATTTTTTATCCTTTGAGTGAGAGGGGCAGAACATTATGTCCTGCCCCCTTACTTAGTTAAATTTTCTGACTAGCCTTAGAGGGCACCAGTGTTAACAATACGGATCGGAATGTAAATGAACTCAACTGCTTTTGTTGGAGCAATAGCAACGTCAATATAAAGTTCATTTCTATCGATTCGAATTGGTGTGTTGTTGCTTTCATCACAAACCACTGCAAAGTCTGTTAGTGCTCGCTTGGTAAGTAGGTCTGCGAGGAATGAATTGAACAACTGAACTGCACGATCACGAGTGAGTTTGTCATTCTGTTCAAAAAGCAACGGACGAGCAATTTCGTCAAAACGTTCACGCAAGTAAGCAACAAGACGAGCAACATTTACTCGGTCAAGTGCACTTGATGTTGGGTGCAGGGTCTTCTGACCGTAAACCACGACACCTTCAAGTGGGAACTGAGTGATTGGGTTAAGTTTGTTAAGATACATTGAATCTCTTTGACCCTGATTCAAGCTGATTGCTTTGAACTCTTCTTCAGTTGTGATATAGCCTACTGCGCTTCCGTTTTGAACAACGCCACGTGTTAGGCCTGCTGGTGCAAACCATGGATAACTAATGTTGTCGTTATAAGCATATGTGTAAAGAACCATATGACTTGCTGGAACGGTAACAGTGTCGCCAGCTGGTGTTGTTGAACGTCCTGAAGGGTAGTAAACAGCACTGTAGGTATTCTTGGTTACAAGACCTTCATCGCCATTTTCACTTGCACCAGTGCCTTGGATCCATGAAACTGCCTCTGTTGGTGTTAGGCGCATTGGTGCATCAATAATGATAAACGCTGTTTCACCACGGTCACTGTTGAGTGTTACAAGCTCATCAGTGAGCTCTGGGAAGTTTGGTGCACACAACAGGGTAAAGTTACGGTTTGGATCGCGAAGGTCTTCGTTTCCTGAAACCGCCGCCTGCATTGATGTTGCAACCAACTTGTGCTGTGCAGGGCGACCAAATACACCACTACCGTTTGCATTGTTTGCCACAGCATTAACCCATCCATCAACTGTTGAGCCACCACTGTTTACTGAAATGCTTTCAGTCCATACACGCAGGGTGTTGCTTGAGTGTGCCATGTTCACTGCCAACATGTTTGTTGGATATAGTGCTGCTTCTGGTGCACTATCAAACAAGTTAGCACCTGTAACTGCACCACTTGATAGTGAGCTACGATCTGCAACAGTAAAGTCGTCAAAGATGACACCACGGTCTGTACTCTGGTCAGTATTGTCATAAAGCAACCATGCGCTTGCACCACTGTCATAACGGTAAAGTTTTGGATATTCTGATTCAGGTGCTCCTGTATCAATCCAGATATCATCATCACTTGGTGTTAGTGGCTCGCTTGTTGAAAATGTGATATTTGCTTCATCAATACGTTCCCAGTCTGATCCAGTATTGATAAGAATATCAAGATCAGTAGCTGTATCGTCAAACCAATATGTCCCAGCGGTTGCTGTGCCTGTTGGTTCATCATCCTGAGCATACACTGCCTCATCTAGTGAAGTTGCAGTGCTCGATTCAATGCGTAGGATTTCTCCACCGCCATTTGCTGCTGTGAAATTGATAGCAATGTTATTATCGTCCATGCTGCTGACGATGTCAGTTGTGCTGCTTCCGTCCTGCGCAACATATGTTGTGCCGCCATCATTTGAAACACCTTCAACTTCCAACAATCCAAACACACCGCTTGAATTTGACTGGTAAACAACCAAGTTCAAACCATTACCTGGGCTAGTTGTTTTAACCCAAATGTCGTCTCCTGCAGGTGTTGCAGGGCTGTTGTAATGTGCATCATATGTAACAGTGGTTGCGGCTAGAGCTGCTTCACCACCAACTTCTACTGGCTGCCATGCAGCACCATCATCATAAAAATATCCAAGAACAAAACCAGTGGTTCCGTCGCTTAGAACAGCAACCAGGAAGTCTCCTGCGGTTCCTGCTGATGCGGTTGGTGCATAACTGCTTGGGTCTGAAATTTCACCAGCTGAAGCTGAAAGTGAAACCTCAACTGTGACTTCTTGCAAGACCCAGCTTGCTGACGATGAGTCATAAACGTGTAGACCAAATGAACTAGCATCTGTGTCCAACCAAATCTGGTTACCATTTGCTGGACCAGTTGGCATTGTGTCTGTAGCTGTAAGCTCGCTTAGGTCAATTGCTGCACGGACAATATATGCCTGTGAACCCTGTCCAAGATAGCTGTATGCTGCGAGAAGACCATATTCACTTGTTTCTGCACCTTCAGTTGATGCAAATGTCGGGTCTCCGAAAAATTGTGTTAGCTCACGCTGTGATGTAACCGGCACGACAAGGTTAGCATTTGCTGATTTGGTATATTTTGCAATGCCATCAGTTTCTGTTCCTGTTGGATCAGTCTTGTCTTGCGCAGTAGCAACAACAATGAGTGGGATGGTGCCAGCCCCTGGGCTAGCATATGCGCTTTCGTCAACAACTGTTACGTCAACGCCTGGTGATACTAGAGTAGCCATGTATTATCTCCTGTTAAAGCCAAATTCTGCTCTAACAGTATTTATTTGGAGGCTACTTATCTAGCGTGGTTAAGAGGATAACCACGTATTTAATCTCTTATTGCTCTTTCGACATGCTTGTATAATTCTTTCATGCCGCCATCATTCGTAATATTAAAGTCAAATTCAGTAGGATAATCCAGCCACCTCCATTCACTTTCGTGAATTTCTGGATGGTCTTTCATCCATTCTGTATCATAACGATTATCAGAGATCGCTTTATTGACCCATTCAGGGTCTGGGCCTCTTTTTACACGCCATATTTGTCCGTTAAGATTGCGTATGAGATCTCTTTCATTGAAAAATCTCACATCTGGTATCACAAAATTTGTTTCAGGATTATCTAAAAGTTTCTTTTTAACAAACAAAACCCAAACGTGATGATCCAAGCCCTGACGCATACAATCAGTGCCTATGCGCTGCATAGCCATACGTGGAGTAAAATCATATCCCAGTTCTTTAGACCAGAATTCATCAGGTGTTTCTCTCCATTCACGACTTTCAGCAGTGTTGCCTTCAATTGAATCACGATCCCAATCGAACATAGTCGCGACAGTGTCTTTGAGCTTATCAGCATAGCTAATCTTAGTAAACCCATAATCCTGTTCGAGGATATCTCCAACCGTTCCTTTACCACACCCAATAAAGCCACAAATTCCGATAATTTTTCTTTTCATGATTTCTCCAGATACATTATACTATATAGCATAATTATACTTTGAAATCAATGCATTATTAGAGGTTCTGTAACATTTTTTCCATTGTGGCTTCTTCAAGTCTTTCTTCTAGACTTTTTTGTATTCCTGTTAATTCGTCGAGGATTTTAGTATCATAATAAAGACGTATAGAGTGTTGACGAATTTCGTGTATTTCATTCACCTTACTCCAACATTCAATTGCAGTGTCGAGTTTTTGTTCTATCCCGTGACAATATCTTGTGTCATTTCTTCTATGATAATAATATGCCTGCAAGTCATTGCATAGCCTTTCAATTTCTTTGAAGGCTTTTCTTCTATCACTATTATAACGATAGAAGGGAATATATCTATACAAAAACAAATGTATCTTGTGTTCAATTTTTCCAATCATTTGGATATTTTTTTAAACATTGCTTTTTGACAATTATCAGTCAGGTCCTGAACAAGTTTTTCAAGAGTCTCTAAAGAATCGATCTGATCAATATTATAAAGCATTTGGGCAGCATCAACATTATCAATGCCGTCCCATTCTCTAAGCTCATTGACCTTTTCACACGCCTGTGTTCTCAGTTCTCTTATGCGTGAATTCATTATAAATCTTCTGTTATCTTTTGAAAAAGTGACATTTCGTTACTTTCTTCATACCACTTAATCAAGCGATCAACATCATCCTCTGTTCCGTGCGTAATATTGCGTTTATAAACGCTATGTAGACACTGCACACCTTCACTCAGTCTCATAGGAGAAGGGTACACCCATTTCATATATTCATCCAGGGCGGTAAGGGCCCTGGCTCGTTTCGATCTTACACGCTCAAGATCAATTGCATTTTGTTCGTCTTGCGTCATGATCTCAATTTTTCCATAATTTCTTCTTGCTTTATTTCTTCAAGAAAATTTTCTAGAGCTTCAATTGTATAGCTTTCATAGAAGCTACCTGGTTGAACTTCTGCATATAGTGCACTTGTGAGGAAACACAGAACACCTTTAAATTTGCAATTCGCATAGATATTCGGATTACGGTTGTCAATATGATTGACTTCTTGGCTAATTTCGTCAACCAATTTTCTTACTTTTGCTGCTTGGTCCTGACCAGTATTCATTTCATTAACCTACTCTTCATCATCAAGACGACCTTTGTGTTTTCGTCTGCGTTGTTCTTGACGAGTTCGTTTGTCCGGGATAGTCTTGGGCCGAAAGGGACTGTTAGGATCACGAACAGCCCTTGCAAAAAAATTGCGCTCTTTAGGGCGCTGAGGGCGGCGATTCTTTGATTTGGACATATCAGACACCCTTGGATAATTTCTCCATTACTGCCTTGCTAAGTAGCATTTCAAGACGTGCATGAATTTCATCAAGCCTACGAATATTTCGTGTATATTTAATCTGTTTGTCGAGGCTGATGCGATCTTTACGAAAAGGATAAACATCCCACTTTTCCAATTCACGCACCAGCCTCAGACATTCCTCGCGCTTTGTTGTTATTTCAGGAGTATCGTTTTGTTTCATTTCAGGTAAAGCGGGCCAGTCCAATTGATGGTGTAACCACCCTCAAGAACGTTACCACGAGCAGCATTACGGGCCGGAGCATTGTATCCGGCAGCTTTCAGAATATCACCAGCTTTGAATTTGCGGTCGTCTTCGGCAGCGACAATAAAGCCCCACACACCGCCTTCACTGATGATTTTGATATATTTGCGGCCAAGCTGAACACGAATATTTTCATTGAAGTTTTCAATCATTTCTTCTTTAATCTTGTTCATTTCCTGACCATTGGCAAGGTGCCAATTGGCATAATCAGTTTTGATATCTTCAACCAGTTGGTCGATGGCCTTGTCAAGTTGCTTCTGGGTGTCCATATCAGTGTCTCCTTCGTTGCTTACATTATGAATATAAGCGATAAACAACCGAGAGTCAACCAAAATGTCTTGGTTTGTTTACAATGATTTCAGTATGTTAGCTTTTTCCTGCACACACTGGACCAAGACCAGACTTAATGCTTTCAGGAACCGTCAATGTCCGACCACAAGCGCCGCAGCGACCACTGTGAAGAAATTCAAGATCCTCAGGCATCTTGCCTTTTGCCAGCTGACGAAGCGTCCATGACAGGGCACGGTAGCTAGGAGCAGTGCCGCGGCCTTTTTTGCCGGCAGCAAGTTTACCCATGCGATTGAGGGTCAAAAAACCAAGGTAAAGATAGTCACTGGTATTATCAGTGCCATTCAGGACTTTGACAAAACGCATAGGGCTCTCTTTGTCATCATGCGGAGCATTGACTTTGAAAGTAAACCGTTGACCGGTTTTGCGGCTGACAATAGTGAACAGTGCGCGGCCAGCATAAACAAAGCGCAGGGCGTCACGGGAATCAGTAATTTGGCTTTCAAAAAGGTCATGTTGAGCAGTCATTGGATCTCTCCGTTGCTTACATGATTAATATAGTAAAACGTCTTGGAGATGTCAACTGTTTTCTGGAAGTTTTTGAGGGTTAAGATATAACCTGTTGCCATCATGATCAACCCACCCTAAACGTTCCATCTTGTCCCAGGCTGCTTTTGCCTCGGGCTGTTGCAATGAGCTTGCATATAACCGCAATCCCATGTTGTCCATCCACTTAGAACCTTCTTGATAAAGTGCTAGAGCAATACCCTGACGTCTAAAATCTGCTTGGGCGTCGTCATGATAATTTCGATTGAAACTATCCTTTTCTCTTACATTGATAAAATCTACTTTTGGTTTATCAACATGATGATCGATAAACTTGTTATAGTCTTTCTTTATATTCTTGATATCTTGATCTTTGCCTTTAAGAATACGAGATTCAAGTTCTTGAATAATTTTAGTGAGCTCTTCATCACTGTATTCTGAAAAATCACGATTTAGATCACTTATTGATCCACTCCAATATTTCAATAGCCTTGTTTTTTCTTCTCTGGTAAAATTTGTATAATGTTCTGCTTCCTTACCGAAAGGAACAATTGTTGTTTTTCCACTAAAATTTGCCATCCAATTAAAAATAGTTGGATTATACTTTTTGAATAGCTCACTTGGTATATACGAAATTTTCAAATAACCAGCATGAACTCCATCCACAAATGCATCAAGCTGGTGCACTACAAAACCACGATTTTCATCTTCAGAATCTAGTGTTTTCTTAAATTTAATTTCTTTTCCTTGGCGGGTTTTGTGTTCAAGTATATCAGAAACTTTCATTTAGATTACCCTATGATAATTCCTAGACCTGCTGAACCTTCTTTGTAGAGTTTAATGTCTTCTTCAAGTCTTTCAATCTCATTAAGTGCATCTGCTTTAAGTTGATCGCCATTCAATGTGGTTCCGCCTTGTGGTCCAGCATAGGTTGCGAACTTACTACGAGCTTCACCCAACATGAATTTGCTTTGAGCTAGGGCATAGTCTTTGATCCATGGCATGGTCATATGATCTGAAAACAAATCATCTTCAGTTCTATACTTATAAACATGTGCATAAATTGGACGAGGATACCTAGGACGACGATGTAGATAAAGTTCATGTGTTTGGCGGCGCCACGTAAACACATATTCAGAGCCAAACAAACGACCTAGTGTTTCATGATACTGTGCAAGAAAATCATACATTGCAAGACTCCCTGAACCACCGTTTTTGGCAAGAAAGGTGTTCCAATAGTTTGCTTCAAATGGTTCAAAATCAACACCTGTAGATGTTGTTCCAGAAACCCTACCATACAAATCTTTGACATCTATAATATTATCTGGAAATACATACGTGTTCTGATCAGTTTGAACTTCGAAAAAATGGAAATCTTCCTCAACAGAATTTTCGCTTCTCTGTCTAAATTTTTCCAGTGCTTTGTCTATAGCAAGCTCGTAATGTTCAGGATCGAGCTCGACATCTGTCATTTGTCCACCCAAACGCAATTCAATTTCTTTTTGGATTTTAGTGCGAGTTGTCATCGTATGCTCCTGCTCTCCTGGTATTTATCCTAACACGATAAATATCTGAAAGGATGTATCATGCCCAGAATTTCTATGTGGAAGCCCGGTAAGACTAACGATTACCGTTTCTTAGACCGAACTATACGAGAACAGTTTCATGCTGGCGGAACAGGTGCGATAATCCACAAATATGTTGGGCCAGAGGATGGACAAAATAATGATGATCCATCACAGCCCGACTATCAGAATGATGGGGGAATCAATGAGACGTCGATCCAGGACTTATTATTTCTTGAAAATCGTGATCGCAAATACGACCGAGACCTTTATGAATTGCGTGGCGTATATAATGTAAGTGACAACGATTTTGACCTTACACAGTTTGGGTTATTCTTGACAAATGACACACTGTATATGACATTTCATCTCAATGAAATGGTAGAAGTAATGGGACGCAAATTAATCAGTGGTGATGTTATTGAATTGCCTCATCTTATCGATGAGTATGGTTTAGATGCAGATACTCCACCAATACCAAAATTTTACGCTGTGAGTGACGGAAATCGTGGCGGAGAAGGTTTCAGTGCAACATGGTGGCCTCATATCTGGCGTGTAAAGCTTGAACCGATTACTGATAGTCAAGAATATGACGACATACTTGGAAATGAAAGTGATGCTGACAGTATGAAAAATCTCTTCAGCACATTTTCAAAAGAACTCGATATTACCGATGCTGTTCTTGACAGCGCAGAGCAGAATGATCCAATTGGCGGTGCTAATTACTTGACTGATCACTTGTACAATTACGTGCAGCAAAATGGTTCTGAATGGGATCCTGGTGAGCCTATTACAACAGGAGATGCTTTTCCGTCTTCACCTAACCAGGGCGATTTTTTCATACGCACAGACTTCCAGCCAAACAGATTGTTTGTTTACCGTGACACCAAGTGGGTAAGATTGTATGATAATATTGATGAGCGCACCTGGAGTGACCGCACATTCAATGCAAGCACATTTGTTAATAACGAAAAGGAAAGCGTTGCAAAAGGAAAAGAATACAATCAGCGCCAGAGTATCAAGGATGCTATCTTGCCGCGTCCTGATTTCGATGCAGATAATAGTGTTGATGACTGGACAGACGGATATAGCGACGATTACGGAGGATAATTAATAGTATGAACTTTTTTTACGACGGACAAGTTAGACGATACCTACTGCAATTCGTTCGCATCTTTGGATCATTCACAGTTCAGAAAGGATTTGACCAACAAGGAAATCCTATTTACGAACAGGTCCCTGCTAGATACGGCGATATGAGCCGTCAAGTTGGACATATTCTTAAAGAAAATTCCGAAAATACTCTTAACACGGTACCATTTATCAGTTGTTATGTAAACGATCTAGAAATGAATGCGGATTTACGCCGTTATCCGCAATTCGAAGAAACATTACAAGTTATTGAAAAAGAGTTTGATGAAAACAAGCATGGATACGTGGACGAACCAGGACAAAGCTATGATGTAACACGTTACCAGCCTGTTCCATACCTGCTCACAATGAATGTAGATGTTTGGACAAGTAATACTGATCAAAAATTACAGTTGCTTGAACAGATCCTTGTTCTTTTTAATCCTGGTATCAATTTGCACACAAATCAGAATGTCCTGGATTGGTCAAGCCTTACATATTGTGAAATGACCGGAACCAATTGGTCAAGTCGAACACTTCCAACTGGAACCGACACTGTAATCGATGTTGCTACACTAACATTCCAGATGCCCATCTTCATTAATCCGCCCGTTCGTGTGCAGCGCATGAATATTATCCAAACAATACTTACACAAATACATACATTGGATCTCGAAGACTTCGAAACTTGGACTGTGGATACAATTACTGGACCAGAAAGCAGTTTTGTCGTAACCACACTAGAAGATTACTGGATCAGATATGAAAATGGTTCGGCATTGCTATTAACACGTTCTGGTGATGCACAGGGCGGCGATGGTAGTGTGCTAACATGGAATGAAGATGTATTTGAATATTATGGAGAACTGCGCCCGGGTATTAGCCAGATTCGCTTAAGACAAGGAAACGATGTAACTGATCCAGACAATGATGTTATTGGAACACTTGATATTGATCCCAATAATCCACAAAAGCTAATTGTCACAATCGATCAAGATACTCTTCCTTCAAATACATTAAATAGCGTAAACAATATTGTTAATCCAAACAACAATTATCCGGGAGATGGAACACTACCACCAGCTTCAATTGGCGACAGATATTTAATTCTAGATGACGTTCCAGTCGCTGGTGGTTGGGGTCCAATCGTTGCTAATCAATATGATATTATCGAATACAATGGATCATCATGGGTCGTTAGCTTTGACGCAAGTGCTAGCGGAACAACTGAGTATGTAACCAACCTATATACTAGTGACCAATTTGAATGGACCACAGAAGTGTGGCAGAGTTCATATGAGGGCACTTATAGAGAAGGTTGGTGGCGACTATACATTTAACGGATCAAAAATGACAATCAAAGCAAGTGGCTGTATTTTACTCAGCGAAAAGACAGGACGTATGTTATTGCAACTGCGCAAACCTGACCGTAAGAATAAAAATTACTGGGGATTTTGGGGTGGAGGCTGTGAGGCTGACGAACTACCTGTTCAAACTATAGAGCGAGAACTTCAGGAAGAACTAGGCTTCCTCCCAGAGATTACAAAATTCTATCCTATACATAAAATGGTGAGCAATGATCAATCATTTGAATATGATACATTCCTTGCCACTACACCAGATGAATTCGTCCCTCAAATTAATGGGGAAAGTGAAGGTTACGCCTGGGTTAATTATGACCGCTATCCAGTCCCATTGCACCCAGGCGCGAAATTGGTTTTACAAAACCCGCGTATTATGAGTAAAATTACGACTATTGTTGATCAGGTCAAGCAATAGCCCCGATTGCTCCATCTACAATCCAAATATCCGCTGCTACATGACGCAACTTTACAACAGAATATTTCGCGGTCAAGTCGCCTCCACCAGCTATAACACCATTTAATGTTACGCCCGGGCCTGCTTGTATGGTTGTCACACCATCATCCAATTGCACAACCTCAACTGTAAAACCAGCAGGGTAAGCAGTGGTTGATGTTGGTTCAATCGTGAGTGTGTTTGCGCTTGCATTTGCCATGGTAACTATTGCATTACGGTCGTCAAGAGTGAGTGAATACGAGGTTCCAGTTTGTGCATTTATACTAGCAAGTGCTGCCGCTTCAATAGTATCTTCGGCATCTTCAATAACCTTTTGAATATTCTTGACATTCGCACCTAGTCTTGTTGTAACAACACCAGCCAGCGGGCCATTTGATTGTTCTTGTGGACTGTCATTAATGATGTTTGACAAGACAGTTGCGTCTACGTCAACTTGGTTTAACAATTCAACCAACTGATTTACTGTGTTTATTACCATGCTTTTTCCTGACTTTACGATATTTATTTAGATTGTAGTATAATAGGTCTCGATTAATTCCTGCAATTCGTCCTGGAATTCGGAAATTGCTTCGTTTGTTTCTGACAATGTGAGCCACTGAGTATACAAGATGCTACCATAAGGCTCAATGGTTCCAAACAAGTCACCATTATCAACTACGCCACCTGATGTATAAGCGGTGTAACCAGAAGAGTCTACGTCATCTAGGCTGAATGTAGTGCCATCAATTACTGTAATTGTGAATGCACGATCATTCACTTCTGTCATGCCCACAACATCTTTAATACCCACAGTCATACCGGTTGATAGCGAGCTTGTATCTGCTACAGTAACCACTGCTGGATCAGCTTGTGTAATACCAGTTATTGCAAGGGTCGTTCCTCTGATAGTAACCGCGTTTGCGTTTGAGTTCGTATCACTAAGCAAGTGATCACCACTTTCATTCCATGCTGCAAGAATGTCATTTCCATAATCACTCAATGTGTTATTTTCAACCAACTCAAATCCTGTTTCATCTTCAATGATATCACCATAACTATGTGCACGAGCAAGAGTTCCTTGTGTGCCACGTGTTATGCCTGTAAGCAATGTAACACCACCAAATCCTGAACTAAATCCGCTGCTAAATCCTGAACCAATACCAGAACTTGTAATCAAGGTCTTGGATGTGTATTCGATTCGTTCTCCATTAATCCATATTGCACCTGAGTTGTTTGGTAGGGTAGTATCTCCTACATTGAGGTATGGAATTACGGTGTCATCTGGACCGATACTCAAACCTAGCAACACTTTATGATCGTCGACAATTTGACTTGAATAGTTATTTCCGTCTTTGCCAACTGTTAGGCGGAATGAACGTGTAAATGGATCTACAATACGTTTGCCTTCTTGTTCATCGGTATTGTCTGATTCAGTTAGCAGTTCGTTTGTCTGCACCCTCACTTCGAGTGTGTCTTGCATGTTCATTGTGATTTCTTCATCCGTAGTTTTTCTTACAATGCTTTCACGTAGTTTACTACGGAATGGCTTTACCGTATTAATAAAGTCAAAGAAGTCTTCTACATTGTCTGAGAAATATTTGTTGTATCTCTTTTCAAGTTCATCTTCAGCAATCATCTTGAAGTAGCTGGTTTTGAAAATCCAATCAACTTCTTCTTGTTCATGCATAACATGCTTGGCAAGGTGGAACCAGACATCGGTATAAAGAATGTTTCTTTCTTCGATCCAAATCTTATTGTAGAAGCTTTCAAATATTTCAACAACAACACTTGCAGGTGTAAGGTCCCAAGGCGTGGTGTCCCATCCAGCAACGTCCCACCCAGCATTGTTTGCATCATTGTCCCATAGCAGGGTATTGAACTTGATTGTTGCTTTTTCTTTGAAAACAAGAACCCATTCGCCATTTGTATATTTGAATACTTGCTTGCGGCTACGTCCATCTGGATTAGAACTAGTTTCAATATGTGCAATCTCACCTTCGGATGGTGTCACATTTCCCAATTGAGACACTGTTTCAAAGAAATAATCACCAGTGCTGGTATCAAAAATATAATCACTTGCTGACCAATCAATAAAATTCCAGTAATCACGTATATCATATTCAAGATCTCCAATGGAGAATGAACGTTCAAATTCTTCTCTCCACGGAATATCACTATCAATCAAATTGATATCAGCGAGTTGATCATTTAATTTGTCTACAAGGACTCGTCGAGCTTCAGATACATCCTGGAACCAGGCTTGGTGTGGACGAGTTTCTAGACCATAACGAACAATTGGATGCAACGACAAGTCAGGTATCATCTGAGGTTCGTTAACTGCAACTGTGTTCACACCGTTAAAGTCACCATCCGGATTAAGTTCGTTGAACTCAAGTTGTGTCCAATAATCATTGTCAGTGTCCAGATCTGGATCATTATTGGTTGATTCAGTATGGCAACGGAAGTAATTGCCACTAGAACCTTTCACAATTTCATCTGGCACGTATGTTTCTGATGAATCCCACTGTTCGTATTCGTATGTTCCTTTAGCTTGTGTAAATCCTGCAAGACTATCTCGTAGACTGATATGCAGCCATTCTGGAATTTGAGTGCTTGGATCATTTTCGGCCAATAGTATAAATTCTTGGTGATAGTCACTGCTATTACGATCAAAATTAACAAGCATTACAAGATCATCATATCCAATTGCATTACGTAGACTGCTTGCCAGCAACGTGTTCTCACTAGTTGCCGCTAGCCAATCAACTTGCTGCGAAGTTGGATTCAAGATAATATCTTCTAGTTGCAACACTGAGTATTCACGATCTAGTGTTGGTGTGGTTGTTTTGTTACCAACCCAGAAATAATAATAGGTTTCTACCTGATTTGTATTAGGGTTGAGTTCTACTTCTTCACACCAGTTATACTGGATTTCGCCAAATTGATCACGAATTCCATACGGAATTCCAGTTAATTCGATACCATCTATAGTTGTTCCAGCTTGCACTGCACCAGTATACTGATCTGGTGTGACAGGACTCTTGGTCCATTCATAAATGTCAATTGAACCAGTTGGGAACAACTGGCCCCAATGTTCCTGACGATATTCTGGTGTGCTCTGGTCGTAGTTGAGATAGATTGCATTGCTCAAATCCCACCATACAGTGCCTACCTGCTTATCACCCCAAGCATTTTCTTCTTTGAGGTCTGTGTCTGGATCAGTGCTGTTATTATAATTTGCAAAATCAACATCGCTACGCAAGTCGATTTCACGATCAGCAATTCCAGGAATAATTCCTTTGAGTGGATCAAACACTTCGAATCTAATTAGAGTTTCTCCAGTTTCGCCACTGTATAGAACACCATTTTTAATTTCATTATTCTTGGTTTTACCAACTTCTTCACGAACTAATTTTAATCCATTGCCACTGAATGTTCTGTCTACGGTATACACCGCACCTTTTCCTTGAGATGTGCCATTTTGGATTATGTCATCAACATATACATAATCTCCATTGCGTAGACCTTTTGTGCTCTGTATATAATCAGAATTTTCAAGAGCCTGCTCCGCTTCAACATTGCTAGCAAAACGAACTGAGCGCAACGGTATAACTTTGCCAGTAAACCCTTTTTCATCAATATACTGGTCATAGTAGAAGCCTTGGTCATTTAACAAACCTGTTACTTGATGGATACCGTCTGCACTTGGAACACAAGTTGAATTAACAATTAGGAAATAATCACCAACATTTAATGTATGCGGTGTGTCGGTTTTTACAAGTGCATTGTCGCCACTCTCGTTTCCTGCACAGACCTCAAGAATTCCAATATCAAAATCAACAGTCTGGTATACATCGTAACGATTTGTTGTAACTGCTGATCCAAACGGATCTGAACCAATATTGTCAATTGTCCAGATATTAAAATGTGCAGGCTCTTGTACTACAGTCCAATCATCTGAATTGAATACATTTTGGACTTCGTTGGTTAGTGATTCATATGTATCTTGTGCAAGTCCAAGTTCTGCATTGGCAGTGCCTGCACCAATTTCCAATGTTTCACCAATGTATGTAATGAGCAACACACCTTCAACCTGGCTTGCTGTTAAGTTTTCAATGTTTGCTGCATTTATTTGTGACACAACATCACCAACTGACAGATCAACTGGAATGGTAGTTGTGTTTGAAGATGCATTGTATGTTCCAATGGTAAATCCAAGATCATCGTTCGCTGATCCACTTCCAACAGTGAGGGTTTGATTTACACTTACAAGACGAAGAACATTTGTGTTAACTTGTGCTGATACTCCAGAAACACTTGCATTATTAATAGCAACGGCTGCTTCAGTAAGTGTTAGATCGACTGGCCCAGTAACTGTTGAACCCTGTGTTTCGACATCTTTATCAGCGCCAACAAAACCAAGATCGGTGTCTACTTCAACACCCAAGCGGTATCCTTCTTCGTTGTTTTCACGCTTCAATAGTAATGTGTCACTACCGGTTGCTTCTGCACTGATATCTGATGGGGCACTAGCTGCGGTCAACGCATTGTTAATTTTTGTAACGATTGCTGAAAGATCATCAATTACATATTCTTTTGGATTGATAACTGTGACTTCAACACCACTAGCAATGGTTGTCCCACCATTGGTTTCAACAAAAGTGCGGAATGACTGGAGATTTTGGTTGTCGTCATTTGCTGTGTTATTATAATCTAACAGGTTGTTGGCTTCATCACGATCACTGTTGAACTGTGCAGAGTCATTAAGCGTTCCACTAACTATTGATGATTGATCTTCAGTCGAGGTATTACCAGATAACTCTTCAATTAGAGCAAGATCAAGGTCAATTAGGTTTCTAGCTTGTGTCTCCCATGCTGCGCCTGGGTTAGCTTGAACCTGCGATCCTAAAAACTCTGGATTGATATAAAGATCAGGATTGGCTGTTGAATCAAAATAATCATTGATAAATGATTCCCAGGCCGATACGTTATTTGCTCCGATATATGCTGTTTGTAGTGCAGCCAATGCAGATATACGATCATTCGTGAAGCTCACTGGGTCTCCAACACCTGCGGTATCAAGTGCATTAATCCAGATCTGCTGCATTGTGAGTTCAGTATCAAGCTCGTCGAAATCAACTGTTACAGTTGTAAGAGGATTGGTTGCATTGTTTGCATAATTGATAGTAACTGTTCGGCTGGCTCCATTCTCAATGGTAGGATTAATAACATTCCCTTCAATCAAAATATCACTGTAATTTGTTGTGGTTTCTGTTTTGATAAAGTTAACATTAATGCCATCAAGAACAAGAGTTGAACCTGAAGGAACGGTTGGATTTGTAACGGTTCCATCTAGAACGATGTTATCAAATGTGACATTTTGTTCGGTCTTGCTGAATGTTACAGTTTCATTATTTGCAATAAATGTTTCACCATTTGCAATTTGCGGGAACACCTGAGTTCCTCGAACTACAATATCATCACGAACATTGGTCAGTCCGGTTGACTCAATTTTTAGCCTGTAAACCTTGCCGTAACGACGAACTTCATCACCCTGAACATATGCAGTGGTTTCACTCCAATTTGGAATCAATGCATAAGGCTGCGTCGGGTCATAGATGTCTCCGATGTCGTCGATACTTCCTAGGAAGTAATCAATTTCACTAACAAGTGGCAACCCAGCATCACGAGTGAATTCCTGATATTCTTCAAGATCCTGAATGCTTGTGTTGTCTTGGCGAAGAACATTGTAAATGCTAAATGGTGAATTAAAATCTCCACTGATCGCATCATTGCCGCCTTTATTGATATCAATGATTAGGTCATCACTACGATCACTTCTAAAGATTTCATTGAATCGGAAATGCTGTGGATCGTTTTTGATTTTGTCTGGATCAACAGCAAATTTTAGAGGGTTGCGCTCACTAACATCACCGTAATCACCAAGACGAACCATCCACTCTTCATATAATTCATGCTCAAATTCTGCACCAAAAACATTTTTACTTCTAGTCATTGCTTCAATAGCAGATTCTGTTCCTCGGTATTTGCGTTCACCCTTTTCAAAACGATATGCTGAAAGATCACCAACAAAGGTATTGGTCATGTATGTGGGTTTACTATACCCGACATTGAAACCAATGGTCTGTCGTGTTAGACGTTCTAGTGCCTTGCTTTCTGATGTTACCCAGTCGGTTTCTAGTTCACGAACACTGCTTTCAATATTAAGAACCAATCCGCGATCCTGAACAATATATCCTGGTGCTTCAACTCGTCCGTTCCAATTCCTGGTTCTTTCACCAACTAGACGGACACGATTTTGTCCTAGGCCCAATTCTGGCTGGTATATAGGATCATTAAACACTGTAACATTGTCGATAACAATAATATGTTCAAATTCTACCACACGAACACCAAGACCATAAATTCGATCATCACCATTTCTCAGTGATATTTCAGTCTGGTTTTCGTCGCGCAATACAAGGAGATCATTACGACGAATTCCTTTATAGTTGTGGTCTAGAACATTGTTTACACCATCGTAATTGACGTCGATTGTTTGCACAACACCTGTGCTTCCTTGCTTGAAAACAAGCTCGCTACCAATGCCATTAACATAGAACGGATCCGTGTCATTACTGAGAGCCCATTCAATTGCATCACGTGCTTCAGCTTCCCATTGTGATCTAACAGCAAATCCCTGTGTTTCGTAATATTCTGCCAGACCCAACAAGAATTGATATAGCTCTTGACGCTTGATAAATGTTGTTCGATATGGTATACGTGCAATTTCATTATGCCATTTGAGATACTTGGTAACCATCGTATTACCAATCTGAACAGAAGTTTGTTTACCTGCTGTTGACGGACGAAGATAATTGAAATACTTACTGTCAAGATTATAACCTTCAACACGATAACCTTCGCCTTCAACTTTTTCGATTTTCACACCTGAGTAGAACAATGTTTGATTTGGCGCATTACGATCAATAAGGATATTATAACTATTCTGCGGAATATTAATCAATCCAGAATCCGAATCACCATCAATTTGAACATCAAGTATTCTCTTGTCGGTGTAACCACCAACGTGCAACATATATGAGATATCCAGATTGGACAGAGTAGCTGTTAAATCATTTGTATAACGTTCATTTACACGGAATTCTTCTGATGGAAGACTGATATATCCCAGACGGGTGATTACAAATTCTTGATCAATCGTGTATTCCAACTCAACACCTGAAGAACCACTCGACCCAATCAATTCTACATCAGGATCTTTCTCGAACCCGCGCCCAGGATCAAGAACTGCAACACCTGTTACGTTTCCACTATCCGTGTAAGCTTCGGCATCTGCATTGCGATAGCAAAGTTTGTCAGGAGTAAAATCAAATGTCAGGCTGCTATAATTGAACCCGCCATCCAGAACCTTAATTTTTGCTAGAACGCCATCCTCAATAAGCTGATTATGCATCTCAATATAATGTGTTCTCTGGCAACTGTCAGGATCAACCCACTGCTCTTGTGTGACTGATTGGTTAACATTCCACTGATCCAGTCTCCAAAAAAGTTCATGAACACGGTATGGCTTGAGTTGCAAGTATACCTCTGCAAGTGCGAACAAGTATTCGCTTGTTTTCCTCCACTGGTTTTCAACTTCACTCCAATCTCCAAAAACAAAATCTTTTGCAGCGTCGACGCTCGCAGGTGAAGATACGACATTAGCTGTGACAGGTCCATTTAGTGTTGCTGTGCCATCATCAGTTACAAGAACATCATTATCCCAATCATAATTTGAACGTGCATACCTGATATCAACATATGATGCAGATGTCTTGTTGCCTGTGATGCCGTATTTCAGAGCTTCTAAGAGGGCGTCACGCTTTGATCCTGCATCCCACGAGTAGGTATCATCCCACCAAGTTGGCTTTACGCGGTGGCCTAGCATTTCCCATGGGTGTGTGTCTGGACGGTCTGTTCCAAAATTATACACATATAGTGAACGCCAACTTCCTAGCTCAGGACCCACAGTAGAATAATTCCATGTAAACTCGTCACCAGCAGAGTATGGAATATTATCAATTTCACTAATTCCATTTTCAATTGCCCAGCGGTTATACCAATCATCCAATCTAATATTGATATCATCAACTGTATAAGCAAATTCACTGACTGGGTTCGGATAGAAGTCCATCATGTCCTGTCCCATGTCATTTCCAACAAAATGCTTATCAACAAGGTTATTGTAGATACGAAGTTCAAAATCCCACAACGCGGCAGCTATAACATCAAAGTTGCTGCTCTCCATATCAACTAGGTCACTTCCTGTGAGTTCATAACGTGAACCATCGTGACCAATAAGTTCTCCGTCCACAACTTCAACTTGTGTAGGACGGAAGAACCCTAGCTTAACTGCACTGAACGGAACATGACTGTTCTTGTTATAATCATACCAACGAATTGTCAGTGTGGTTGGGTATGTTTCTGACCCTGTATAGTATGAATCAGTAACAACGGTTTCGCCAGAAGAAACAACGATGCTTCCTGAATTTGTCACAATGTCATTATCAGTTGACAACACAAGATTGGGACCAGAAATTGTATAATCGATGCCCTTGACAAGAGGACGTTCTATATATTTTTCAAGATCATAATCATAGTCTCTAATCCATGCCTGAATATGATTCTGTGTGTCGCCATAATTGTTAATCACTTCAGGAAGTGCAAATGTAGTTGTTGCATCTGTGATTTCATAAGTTAACGTCTTATACTGCGATGCATAAAGCATGTCAGAATGTGCATATTTGAAATCATTATTTTTACCAATATTGATATCTGAAATTGCTCGATCAACCAATTCACGAACACTGTTCCAGCTTTCTGTTTTCCACAGCTGGTGAATTTTATTTCTAAAGTATTTCTTAAAGTTTGCATAATCTTTTGCATTGGTTTTGAGAGCACGGATAGGATTAATATTTTCCTGATCGAGTAGATAATGCAACAATTTGGTGCGATGAATTTGCTGACGAATAAGACCATCGTATGTATTCAAACGCAATGTTTTATGGTAATTGTTTAGTCCAAAAATATCACCTTCAAACCCTGGCATTGCGGAAAGCTGGCGAGAGAGGTGATTAATAAGATCATCATAACCTGCTTCAGTAAACGGATTGTTTTCATTGTTGTAGAAATGAACTGGTGCAACGTCATAAACAACATTTTCTAGATCAGTATCAGCAACATACATTAGTTCAACAACATCGTCTTCCTGACAATCCGCTGTTACTGATAGAGTGGTTCCGCTAATGGTGTAATCATCGTCAATTGACAAAATTTGTCCATTCTTATAAACACGAACTCGTTCATGATTTTCATTAGTAAGATGAATTTCTCCATAAACTGTTGGATCGCTTTGCATACGATACAAAACAACACCATAATCATATGACGAGGAAATTTCGACTTTCTTAAGAACATCACTAACTGTGGCAACAGTAATATTCGCGTCTGTGTTGCCATAAGGATCAACAAACTCTAACTTATCAGCAGGAACACTGATCAAGTCGTTAATAGTATATTCTGTGTCATATTTCCAAACAAATTCTGGATTGGCATAACCAATTGGTGTGCGATCAATGTAGCTATGATCATACCAACGATATGCACCGTCCACCAAGCTCACAGTATACTCAGTTGTATGATCAATTTCAGTTGTGCCTAATTCAAATTCAATCTGATTATCACCATCTGAGACTTGTGTCTGTATTAGAGGGACGCGCTGAGATCCTCTTATATTTGACCAGCCATTAAAATATTCATCACGAACACGGTCTCTCCAGAAATAGAAACCACGTATTTCCTCTGCTGTGTTAATAGTAATGTCCTGATTATATCTGTTATTTGTCAGTGTCCATTCAAATCGGAAGTTACCGAATACACCATCGTTCGTATATTCAGGACTCATTCCCAATTCACGATCATAAATTCCTGCAGAACTTGTTTTATAACCAAAAACTTTGTCGCCTTGGAAATCAGTATTGTCAAAACTTTCTAGAGCTGTTTTTTCCTGATCATACAAATTGAACAGAGGATGTGAACCACGAGTTTCTTTTGTTTGTGCTTCAGACCAGGTCCCATTATCATAGCAATAAATTTTACCCTTTTCCGTTCCTTTTTTAACAATAATATATTCATCATTATTATAGGAATTATAAGGCGTAATACTGATTGATGATCCAACTCCAGTTATAGTAAAAGAATCTTCGTAGAAAATGTTTTGAATACCGATATTAAATGCTTTGCTGAATGAGGTGCCGAAAGGCCCATCGCTTGATTCGCCAGCATCAAAGTCATCGTTAAAGTCTTCGTTAAATTCTACAAGTTCAATACCTCCTGGTTCGTCTTTTGCAACAAGAATAGTGTCTCCATTCTGAATTGCGTTTTCACTATCAATAAAGAAATTAGCGCGGCCAGAAAGCATTTCTGTTAGCTGTTCAATACTAATGACATAATCAATTGTTTCAACAAATGTTGAGCATGTATTATAGAGCTCCATGTTTGCTTGGAATTCAACAATTGGTCTCTTTGCACGAGTTTTATTATTCAGATATGCCTCGAGATCAAGTTCATTATATTCTGTTGCAACTCTTAATGCATGAATTGAAAACCAGCGATTGGTTCTTGCCCATGGGTTTTTGTCTTCAGCCCATCGTTCCATTACAATATAAGATTTGTTTAGCGCAAGATCTTCTCGTGTTTCTGTTGTTGAAATATTATATTCTTCAAAATCAGCAAAACCATCCCAGGGAGTTGTATCCCAATCTACAGTATCCCATCCTTCACGCGGCTGAATGTAATATGGAGTATATCGTGGAAACCTGTCATTCCCTGCTGCATCCTGAATTTCAACAAGTTTGATACCGTCACGATCTCCGACATTTTCCACAAAATAAATTGCGTCTGCACTGTAATCACCACTAGTGCTTGAAACGTAATCACCTATGAATTTTACTCTTAGTCCTGTAACAAATTCAACAGTTTTATAGTTACCAAGAGTCGGTGTAGTATATTCTGAAACCGCAACAATATCGTCGATGTCAATCGGATCAGTAACAGTAGCTTCAATCTCAATCAGTGGAATGTCACCTTCAAGCCAGTAATAATTGTCGTAATTGACAAACATATCAGTATTGATTGGCAGATCAAGAACATACCCTGGTTCACTGAATACGCGGTCATGGTTGTCTAGATCAGCGCCTAAGCTTTCCAAACGCTTGAGCCAGTTTACATAAGAAACAGTTTGTTGTGGTTCACCTGCTAGTTTGGACACTGTGCCTGGCTGAAACTGGTAATTCAAACGATCAGCACTAGTTTCAGGATTGAAAATATCACGGTCTGGATTATAGTCTCGACCACTTAATCTACCCCAGAACGCATCGATTGTTTGAGTTGAGCCACTGCTTAACAGTTGGTTGACTGTAGCGCCAAAGAATCTCTGAAGTGATTCTGTGCGATTAATGTGAGGTAGAAATTCACTATAGTCTTGAAAATCTTGTGGCAGATTGACTTCTGCACTAGTTGTGAAATTCTTTACATCAGTTGGTTTGGCACTATAGTTTGTAGACATTTATATACCTTAAATTGTGTTTAGTGAGTCGACAATATCAATATCGACAAGTGTTACGTCAGGCAAGAATAGCTCGTTGCTTTCCGGAATAACCTGGAATAGGTCTCCAAAAACACTATTGCTCTGCGTTGGAACAATCACAACGCTGCTGATAACGCCAGGAAGTTGTTGGTGAATATATGCTGAAAGTTCAGTGAAGTAGAAAGTTTCTCCAAAATCCCAATTTTCAATATCAAAGAATTCTTTGATAGCATCCAACACTCTTGATTTTATTTCATTATCAGTTAGTGTAGTTCCTGAAACTTTCACAACTTTAAACCTACCTTGCAGTTCAACATCGGCTAGCTCACCAAATAGAACTTTGTATTCAGCTGCCCGATATACAATTGAATCACTAATAGCTTTCTTGGAATCCAAGCTAGTAAATTGTTTTTCCAATTCCACCTCTGTAGGCGGGCTAGGCTGGTTACCAGAAATACGATCATCAGCAATCCATTCACGATATTTAGTGTCATAATTCTGGTTAAGAACATAAACATCAATAATATTTGACAGGCTAGGATCAATACGATAATTTGATTCAGAAATGCGTTTCCAAGTAAAAGTCAAGTCCTCGCGTCCTGTTACTGCGGTTCCTGAATCTGAACGAACTGTGTATTCAAAACCATCCTGTGTTGTTGTGTCCAGGTATATGGTGTTTGCACCACTAAGCGTTTTGAAAGCCAGTGGGTTGTCTGGATAATTGTCATTATCAACATCTGCCAATGTCACGATAACTTTACGATCGTCAGTATAACCATCTGACTCAGTGTAATACTTGTAAGCATAAAATGGCAAATCTTCACTAATCGGATAAACACTTCCATTTGGTCGTGTATTGATCTTGCTCACAATAATACGATCTCTTTCTGGCTTGTTTGTTTCAACATTAAACCGACGGCGTCCGTTTTGATTGTAGAAACGTATCCTTTCATCAGAACCAAACACAATCCTTGAACGACGTGAAACAAATGACCATGCGTCAGAACTGTAATCTACTCGAACGATCCAACTATGGTCAAGGTTATTGCTTGTTCGATCCCCAGCATTAGCAAAACTAAAATTGTCCGGACTGTTTTCATCTGGTTCAGGCAAATCACCAGCACGGATGATTTTCCATCTGTTATCATTTTCATCATAACGCAATCCAAACGTATTAAAGTTTGAAATTTCTTCAAGTATTTCCTCTTTTTCTTCTTCTGAAAATACATTTTTGTATGCTGGGAAGATTCTGGAAACTCGTGCAGTATTTGGAATTGCTTTGTTTAAAACAATCGCCCCTTGTCCCCGACTTGTTAATCCAGTTGGATTACCATTTGAGTCTGTGATGCCTTGTCCTTCATTAACAATGTCAACAACACGAGCCCAACTTTTCTTTGCCGTGGTAGCTGTTGCAACCACTTCTGCATTGATACCACTACCTCCTGAAATTTCAACGATAACTGGATTCTGATATCCTGATCCACCATTGGTAAGTGTTACGCTGGCAAGCTGACCGCCAGAAACAGTAGCGACTGCTTCTGCTCCCGTGCCTGTTCCACGAATAGTAACAGTTGGTGCAGAAGTAAACTCACTACCTTGATTTACTATTGTTAATGAATCACCAGGTTCGCCCAATGTTCCTTCATTATATGGTGCTTCGATAAACTCAATAATTGACCCCGGACGTGCAAGGTTTAAATCATTTGTTGCATTTTGACCTGATTTTTGAATAACACCGTTCAAAGTAAAATATCCAGTCGACCCCCTATAGCCAGACGTGATTTGCTGCCATTCATAGCTTCCAGTTGATGTAGAAAAATCTACTTCTGTTTCGCTATACTTGTCATAAAACAAATTGATAACTTCTGGATTTTCAATTATATCTGCAAGGTAACGCTCGTAAATCTGGTCACTACCAAGTGTTGAAGGCAAATCAAGTGATGTCCTGTATGTTACACCCTGAGTAAAGATATATCCATCATCTGAAACCATATCGACACTCTGGTATGTTGCTGTAGGGTCTTGTGGTTTTATAAATCTTGAATGGCCAGAATATGTGCGATTTACAGCTTTAATTTTTCGAATATTTTCACTCACTGTAAGCGGAAATACAGAATAATCACCGGCTGTAATCATTCTATCTTGTGATGCAAAAACACGTCCTGCATTTTTCTTGATACTTGATACTGACTCACGTGATGCTGCGTTTGTTACTGGTTCTTGGAGTTCACAACCAAATGTGACAGAATAAGAATTTCCGTCTGCTGCTTCGTAATCAAAACCAAATGAAACTGTGCCAACATCATCAGGCGAGAGTGCGTATGTTTGGTTTACACCAGTGCGGTACCAGATACGGATTAATCCGCGAGGTATCTCTGCAAAAACACCATCACCAAATTGGATATTAATATTGTCATTATCCAAGGTTTTTACTGTATAGAGTTTTCGATTGTCCTGACGTATATTATTGAATATGGTATTTGCACCAAAACTAGAATCAACTTTAGTCCATGAATCTTGAACCTCTCCTGCTGAATTAATTTCTTGAACCCATACATCACTGTTATTAACATTTGTTTCATTCAGGTCTACAAGCAAGTCACTTACAGCCTGATCAGCATTAATGTCATTAAATTTTAATGTTCCTTGTTTGAATCCTACGAAAAATCCTGTGTTGTTACTGCCTAATCCCTGACCATCATTTTTGTAGACAAGATCAAAACTTCCTGCAGGGTCTGGTTCTGATTCTTGTAAAATGTTTTTTGTTGTATTGATTTCCACGCCGTGGATTTCAAATGAATTACGATTACCATTAATTTCTGCATTGAAAGGATATGTGACTTCACGGTTTCCAGAAATATTGGTCGAGTAAATGTCATTTTTTATACTACCAATGCGTGTAGAATTTGTTGGACGGCCAAATTTATTAGTTGGGTTGAGTATTTCGTTCATGACCAAAAGAAAATTCTGATAATCATCTTCGAAATCCACAGTGGTGTTTTTAAGGCTGCTACCATTGATATCATAAACATCTTGAGTTGTTCGAATACTCACAATTTTCAGTTGTCCTCGAGCTGGTTGATGTCTTGTTGGTGTATATCCAAGAAAGTCAGCAATCCTTAAAACGCTGGCACGGCGTTCGGCGGTGCTTAGAAAATTTTCACGTCCTGCTTGATCGATTCTAAATGCTAAGGAATGCGCTAAGAATGAAAGTGTCTCAATCAGCGCAACAAATTCTGAACTCTGTAACCAATCGTTAAAATTTTCCGGATATTGTTGTTGAATGTAATCAACCAACGCTCCGCGAATTGTATCATAATCGTAAGCTTGAAAGTTTGCCTGTTTGAAACTATCGTAAACTAAACGATAATCTTCTGCTGCAAACAGGTTTCTTTGACGTACGCTTTGTGCCATAAATTAAATCTCTTCGTTGTTCTTGTATTCTAGCCTCAATGTGTCATCACTCAAGTCTGGAATATATTGCAATTGAACTTCTATAGTAATACTTTGTTCACCTATATTAATTCTGTAATCAACGAGATCCCAACGCGGATCACTGTTGATAATTGTTCTTACATCATCATCAGCCGCATCAATAATGACTTGTTCAAATTGTTCAAAAATTAGCTCAGGAAGAATACTTCCAAATTCTGGTTCACCAAGACGCTCGCCGCGGCGAGTATAAAAATGATTCAGCAAATCACGTTTTGCAAGTTCTTTATCTTCTAGAACTCTGGTGCCAGTGCGTTTGCCATATGTTGAAAAGCCGATAAATGTTGCCATATCTATATTTATGGCATGAAAATCTGCGTAGTTTATGTGAGTGCTTGATTTATAACTCTACGCTGTCTCAACTGTGACATACCAGGCAAGAAAACGCCCAATTGCCTGTAATAAACAAATTCTGCTTGTTTCTTGTCAAAATCATTTGCAATTCCAACCACGTATTTTTTCCTCAAATCAAGAACGCCCTGAACTGATTGCTGTCTTCTAGTTTTGAAACTGGTATAGTCTGCAAGTTGCATGACACGAGCCTCGGCGCGGCGCTGTTCTGGTTCAATATTACAACGTGAAATAATGTCTGCGGCTAGTAGCCAATTGGCATTTTTTACAGCGTCAGCCAAGTCATATGTGCCCTCATTTGACTGCACTGTTCTCCAGGTCCCTGTTCCAAGATAAAGACCTAATAGCGCATCAAACGCCGTTTGTGTTATTCCAACAATCGGCAATTGTGCTCTTAGTATTTTTTGACGATTTTTAACCCAGCCAATCCATTCAGAATATGCTTGTGATTCGGTGTATCCTTGGACATCGTCAGGATCACCAATACCATAACCAATCTCATATTCGCCATCGTCATTAAGATATCTTACACCGCTCCAGGTTTTAAACCCTAGCATTAAATTGAGCATATCTTCACTGACAGTTGCAACACCAACATTAATACGAAATTTTGCTGCATAATCATCCTGAACAGTGAATGTGTCCCATTGAATTCTCTTATCTGGATCAACAAATCTTAACATTATGCAAATCCTCCGCTACGGTGTTTGTTCATGGTGTTCACTGCATAACTTGGAACACTGTTACGTGTATAATCACTTCCCCAGCCTGCTCTTGCTCCATCTCGATTATCAAAATGCATACTTCCACTATTGTAAACACCAATACCGCGAATTCCTACTGCACTTGCAATTGCGATCAAGTCTAGCCGGTCCTGATTTGATAGGCCGTTTCCTGAAATGTCAACTGCGTGACCAAGTTGGTGTTGTGATTTCTTTGCGCCGCCTACTTTTGCATTGTAGCTAGGAGAACGGAAACCTGATGTGACAGTAAGAGGCCTTCCAAATCTTCGGGCAACTTCTTCAACCATTGATATCAGTTTAGGATCAATACGGGTATCCACATTACTAGAAAATGTAAGGAATTGTGAGTCACTCTGTGATGCAGGGAAATCATTGAGGTCAAATTCGCCAGTCTGGTCATTATAGCTTGATAGATCAACCGGAGCCCCATAATAATAGCTATTGTTTTCACCTTGAGCAACTGCACCACTAGCAGAGCCTTCGTCAAGCACACTCACATCCAAATGTCCAGCCCAAGGCTCTGCTTCTGGAACCCTGCGTGACACGCTCTCTGTGACGCCTGTATTGCCTGCGAGCTGACTGGGAGCAGGCTGGGCCGCAACTTCAGCCGCAGGACCATTCATGTCGATACGTGCAGCGGTTTCACGATAATTACCAGCAATTGAAAGATTTCCATTGCCATCTGCTGTCAGATTCAAATTTGATCCTGAAGTAATATCAAAAGGACCAGCTGTAGCTTGCATCTTGATAGATCCCAGAGCTTTCATATTGATATCTGCATTTGCTTGGAGATTAAAACTACCCCCACAATGATAATTCATATCACCTGGTGTATGGATATTAATCGTGCTACCGGCATAAATGTCAATATCCCCATGACGATTCATCTCAATCCATACATTTCCTTCACGGTTATTGATATATGTAAGACCGTTCGTGTCGTCCATGAGTATTTGCGCACCACCTGCTGTGCGCATACGCATGAGCAAGTTGTCGCTATCTTCAAGATCTCCGTCATCAAGTATAATAGCGTGCCCTGCTGGGCTTGACAAACCCATTGTTCGCGAACTAGGATCTCGTGTAGGAGAACTGAAGTTTTGACCACGTATACGGTCCCGCTCTAACCCTTGTTTTCGAATAGCAGCGGCTTGTGGGTGTTCATCAGGCGGCTGATCAGGTGACTCCATTGTTTTGGATTGTTCTTGTCCTAGTGTGGTTTTTCCTGACGCAGTTTGACGAGTTCTTGGTCCGTTGCTATTGCTGTAAGTTTTTGGATCAAGCAAAACTCCCAAAACAATACCACTGTGCGTATCACCACTAAATGCTACGATCACTTCATTGTTGAGTTCTGGTGGTTGCCCAACAAACCCATATGGATTCTGACTGATTCCTCCATTTGGACCTTCTGCAGGAGGTGTTACACCACCAAAAGGAAGTGTGGTGCGGCACCACATTGCACCAAGGTATTTTTCAGGATCAACATTGGTCGAAGTTTCTTCAGAAGTATTAAAGGTTCCATAAAATTTCATTATTTGAACTTTTACTCGACCTTCTTTACTAGGATCTTTGTTATCAACCACAATGCCACGATAAATTCCTGCAGGAATTTTAAGACCCTTATTCATCACATTTTGATTGTATTGTGGCCTGACTTTACGACTATACGTATCACTGCTTCTATTGATACTCATTAGTTGTTTCCTGTGTTATTTGGACGAGAATCCTCGAAACGCTGTGCTGCATCCTGTGCTTCTCTAGAAAAACTTGCCCTTCTCTGCAAGGCATCTCTTACGGTAGTATTGTTAGATAGTTTTTCATATACTGTTGATGTATTAGTAACAAGGTCACGCACCGCACTCAAATATTGAACAAATTGTCCATTTTCAAATCGATTAATTACATTGCGCACAGTATACAGACCACTAAGTTGGTAATCTGGTGATGGCTTTCTTCTACCGTCTTGGTCTTCATTTTGTGTCGGAAAATTCACATTCAAGAAAAAATTCACTGACCCTGCTTCAAAGTCAGCAAGTTCATCCACATCACTTGTGCTATTAATATAACTGTTTGGCACCCCTAGCCAGTAAGGATCACCGCGTATTACCAATTCAATCTTGACAAGGTCAGCGGTATTTTCCAGATTCATTTTTACTGCACCAAATTTCAAATTTCCACTGTATCGGTTATTATCACTCGTAAGCATGTCATCGTCAGGAACAACATCTTGAACAAATCGCAAAGGATGATCAATAGATCCCGGAGCATAATCATAGAGTTCAACCAGATCTTGCTGCGATTGAGCTATCACGTCTTCAAAATTACTAAAAGCGTCATTGAATTGTTGTAATGTGTTTCGTATTTCTATAGGCGCCGCGGGTCCTGCAGAATACGTTGTTCTGTCCAGTGTTCTTTTTGCATCACGGACATTTTTCCTAGCATCTGCAATCTTTCTTCTTGTTCTGCTAATCTGTTCATCCAAATCTTTGTAGTATTGTGGATTCTGTGTTTCTGGATCTCCAAAATAACCATCACCATAAGGAACAGCATAGTAATACGCATAATCAAATTTTATATCAAATTCGATAACTTCGGTATTTCTTCCTGTATAATAATAATCATATTTCTTTCTTAAAAAATTATTTGCAATCAGATTAGTAACACGACTATCCTGTGCTTTTTCATTTGTAACAGTGGATTGGTAAGCGTTTGCATCAATCACTTCATCGGTAACCACGTAAGCTTTTAACTTGAATTTGATCAATTTCTGATACTTGTTAGAAATAAGATCAAAATTTCCATATTCAACACTGGGAATCATTTTAAAGAATGTTGGAAATGCATCTAGAGTTTCTGAAGTTGTTTCTTCTGGTTTATTTCTAGCAGTTCGTTGTTTTCCTGTTTTTGTATAACGGTCTTGAGTTAATAGAATTTTCTTATATTCAGCCGTGAGCTGTAATACCTGGCTAAACAAACTCATGATGTTTGTTCCGTTATTGACTGTCACTTGTAGTTTGGGATTTTGTCCTGGAATTCCTACAAAGTTGGCACCACTTGCTTCAAATTCTTGATCCAGAATTTCAAATTTCCAGTTAGCCCAGTCTTCAGTTGTTTCGTCAAATTCAAAATAGTATTCATCAATGTAAACACCAGCATTCGCATTAACTGCCCATTCGTTTAACAATGATTCGTTGTATTTTCTTTCAAATTCTTTTACAAATTCACCAACTGTTCTGGCTTCAATTGTAATTTGTTCTTTGACATCACTTGTTAGATATCTGAAAGCCGTGCT